TTAAAATGAAAAGCCGAGCTGTTCGGTGCTGAGGCTTCGGATGGCGCTAGTTAATCCAATCTTCTGCTCGGCCTGACTTCGCGCGCCGTCGGACATTATGTTCACCAGGTTTTCAAGGTCGCGCACTTCCCTGATGATCGTGAATGCATCCTTCTTATTCACGAAGACTACCGATTTCTTTCGGCGTCTGGTGAGTTCGATAATGTTGCTCAGCGTACCCGTGCTTTTTGCATCCCAAAGCATCAGGCCGATTTCTGCCGATTGCGCCATAGCGACATCCTTGGCGGTGAAGAATGCTTTCGTTCCCGGTTGCGCCGATGTCTGCACCTGCTCTACCTTCCAGTCACCGACGTTATTGCGCGGTGTATCACCGGAGCAGTAGACCGTTACAGTTCGCGCACCTCGATCATTCAACACTTCCTGGACAGCTCGGTCGACGCCGTTCGCGTCACCGATCATGACTGCCAGATTCGACAGAAGCAGACTGTCGATCTTCTCGACGAACAGCGAAGGCAAATGCTTGATCGTGATCGAGCCAGCTACGAAAACAGATTCCACCGTCATGACCATGTAAGTGCAGCAACATAAATGCCGGCGATTTTCTTATACGTTCTCAGAGCTTTTGTCGCGGCCTCCATCGATGCCCCAGTCTCAAAAAGATCATCAACCAAAAGAGCGTTCCACTGTCCGTTCCCGCCGATGCTGTCCTTGATTGATAGCCTTCCGGCGAGTTCGGCATCTTTTTCCGCTTTTGTGTCCATATCCTTGAGCTTCTTGCCTGTAGCCGAATGGGCCTTTTCAATTATGTTTGTGAACGAGATTACGCCGATTATCTTGGCAAGCTCGCTCGCCACCTCGTCTACTGGTTGCCGGTCGCGGGCCTCCGAAGCCGGCATAGGTATCACCAGACCGATCGCCGGGAATTTGGGCAAGATATGTGCCGCGACCGCCTGAGCAAGAGCAATCGCTTGGCTCCAGTCCTTTCTGTATTTTAGCTGATAAACGGCCTCCCCCGGTTCTGTTCTCACATTGTCGAAGGTCGGCCGACCGTATTCATTGTACCCAGTGAATGTGCTGTGAAGCATGTGCTTATCGAGCGCATACCCCTCGTCCCATACTCCTGAAATCTTTCTCAAATGTACTTTCATGTTACCCCCACTAATTGGCCCTGTCCTATCGTGCGTGTATTGCGCAATTTAATATACTAGAAGTAGACGAACGAACAGGAGACCTAGGGTAGTTATTGCAATTAGGTCTAACGCGGGTAGCGAATATCGAGCCTGGACGGATGACGGAAAGCTGCGCCATTCCTCCTATAGGGGGTGGTTTCGCGAGGTGCAGGACAACGCCGCGATCTACGAGATGGAGTAGGACTTAAGGCCGGGCGATGAATGCCAGGATACGCGATAGGACGCCGAGCTTTACCGGGATGCCGATTGTTTCTTTGCCAAGCTTGGTAAGCCGCCAGCCGGTCACGTAGCTCCATCCACCACCCGGACTATGAATGGTGATGAGACCGAGAGCGCAGGCGCGATTTACAACGGTCTTGTCGTAATCTTCCCATTCCCCGTCAGTCATGAGACAGCAGAGATCGTCTTCTTTCGCCGTCATATACAGAAGCTGAATAACTTCCTCGTCCGGCGACGCTATAACAGCCGCAGAGGACATGCCTGCGTGATTTATTATGTTCATGAATTTCCCCACCCCAAGTAATTAGCTACAGCCTACGCGAGTAATTAGCGCAAGAACTATTTCTGGACTTTTGTGACAATGGTTACCAAGTGCGCGGTTGTTCAACAGGTGTTTGAGTTTCCGTTTCGTCACGGCGGATCGAGGCGATTAAGGCGAACTTCGTCATCGCATCGTAGGAGACGACGCCACCCTCTATCCGGCCTTCCCATTGTGAGACGCTGCGCTTGGCCGCAATCGCATTGTCGCTTCGCGCCGGCAGCTCGGACATGACGTGAGCAAGGCGCCCCATCCGCTCGGCCGAGCCGTTGTTCATGGCGTTTCCAGAGAGGAATCTCTGCGCCTCCTGCATGAAGCGGTCACGAAGCCAGATAATGGTTTGGTCTACAAATCCACCTGTCTGCGGAGCGGCTATAGCCGGTACCGCCGCGGCCACTGCGGCCATGCCTGAAAGGGCAAGAAACCGGCGCCTGTTGCCATCTGGCACAGCTTCGGGTACTTTTTGCATGTCATACTTCCCTACTGATTTATGACCAAATTCAGGGCGAAGCAGGTTCCTAGGCCGTAGCTTCGCCCTTTGCTTTTTTCTGACGTTCCATTTTCTCTTTGAGCGCCATGACGATTTCGGAGTTTTTCGATCTCAAATTTCGGGCTGCTTCCGCTTCCACCCACTCGTTGATCTCGGTTGGCATTCTCAGCCCAAACGGCGTTATTTTGCTATTCATTAGGCCACTCCTAAATTAGCAACACAGTGTCGCTATAGCAACACCTTGAAGCGATTGATGTCAACTGCACTTTCGCTACAAAGTGTTGCTATGAGTTCCAAGAAGCCGCCCACCGAAAAAATCGGAAACGTCACCCCGTTTGGCCTGCGATTACTGCCGGAACTAAGGGCTCGCGTGGAAGAAGCCGCCCGCCAATCGAAGCGTTCTATGAACGCAGAGATTGTTGCGCGCCTGGAGGCGTCGTTTTCTGATATGCTTTCCAGCGACGAAGATTTTTCAGACGTAATTAACGAAATCGAAAACCTAAAATATCGCCTGATCCAAAAGCGGACGGCAGCAGAAAAAAGACGAAAAAAAAGCTCGGCTCTTTCTTAAAGAGCCGAGCAACGATGTTCTGCAAGTTGTCGAGCGTGGCCTACCTTCGACGCCACTCCGCCTTTTCCTTCTCCTCCAGGTCCTCGATGAGCCTGTCGAGTTTCGCCTCGAACCCCGCCTGTTTGCGGTCCGCCAGAACCTCGAGGCTGTCGGCGCAGCGCCGCACCTCCTCGATCAGTGCGTCGACCTGGACCCTGTTGCCGAGTTCGATGCCGATGCCGGCAAGGGTCGCATCGCCAACGGCCGGTGGCGACGGTTTCTTGCGGAGATAGCCCACGAGCGCGATGACGATGCCGCCAAAAAAGACGCCCGCGTAAGTGATAATGTCATGCGTGTCCACCAGTCGTTCTCCGCGTGTAGGTGTCATCGATCGTGCGGGCGTCGCGCATCGCGCGCATGATGTTGATCATGTCCATTCCCAGCCACCCGCAGGCGAGGATGAAGGCGAAGCCGAAGGTTGGAGCGAAGGAAAGGGCGATCTGCGTCCAGAAGAAGCAGGAGAGGAATGCCGCAAGGGCGCGTAGATGTGGACTTCTCCGCCACGCCCCGTTGATCAGCAGAATGGTCAATCGCCCGGCGCCGAAGAGGATCAGCGTCGTCGACCAGAACGGCTGCGAGGCGATCATCAGCATCAGTTGATAGTCTGTCTTGCCGGCGACCATCAGAGCGGGATTGGCCGTAAGCATCCAGCCGAGCGCCAGAACGACGAAGGCCGCCAGCCATTCGGAAAGCCGCGGAAAGAACGCCGCCGCGAAATTGTCGCGGATATGGGTGAACACCATCATGTCTGGCCTCTCGGTCGCCGTGATTTCTGAATGGTGTCGTAGTGGCCGGCGCACCACTCGATCTTTTCGTTGATATTCTGGCGAACAATCATCCAGCGCTTCTGCGGACCGTCGATTGGTTCATTCAGCTTGGGTTCGACGACCGGCATTAGCTCACGACAATAGGGTGGATAATCAGGAAGATTGTCGCCGGCGCGTTGCGCGCCGATCTGTGCGGCCGCGCTGTCAATGCGCGCGAGCTGCTGGGCTTGCTTTCCCGCGCAGGCGGTCAAGATCATACTGACGCCAGCGACTGACATCAGGGTCCGTATCATTGGCACTCTCTTTCTCCTGTTCGGATAATTTCTGATTGAGGCGGATGGCTGCGTCAGCCGCTTGGCGGCGGGCATCGGCCGCGAAGATGGCATTCTGCACCGCCTGCAGGCGGTAGCGCTCAGCCTCGGCCCGGGCAGCCGTCAACTCTGAGCGCGCGACATATCCCTCGCGGGCCGCATCGGCCGCCTTGCCGCGCTCGATCTCGACCCGTCCGACGATGAATTCGCGGATAACAGGGATCTTGCCGGCGAAGGGGATATCCCGCAGGCCGGGCACGCCTTCGTAAAAGCCGAGCATGATGATGATCGTCATTCCGACGGCGCCGATCGCTTGGATGGCCCAGAGAAGAAATTTGGCGGCTGCCGATCCGGCGAACATCAGAGCCCCACCAAACACAAGGCTTTCTCTTCCTTGCGCCTTTCGAAGAGACCTCGGATCACCCGCCCGCCCGCCTTGTTAAACCAGGTGATCGCCTCGCATCCCGAGGCAATCTGTCCGTCGTTCAGCCTTCGCACGGCCGTGCTTTTGCCGGCGGTCCCGATGCCGACGTTGTAGGCGAGCGAGGTATAAGCGGTGTCTCTGGTCGGAGGCAGTCGCATCTGGATGGTCGTCGCCGTGAAATAGCGATGGAGACCGCGACGATATTCCGCCACCTTCTTGCGCATCAGGTCGAGGCATTGAGCCATCGTCATAGGCGGCATGCCGATATAGACCTTTATACCGGCCGCCGTGGTAAGGCCGCCGCAAATGGTTGGCTCGCCGACAATGTCGAGATAGGCGACCAGGCGCACGCCTTCCTTCTTCAGGACGAACGGAACGGCGATATCAAGCGTCTCCTGCTCCGTTGCAGGCGCCGCCCGCACGGTCGTGGCAAGCAAAACCGCCAGCAAGAAAAGGATGGCTACTAGGCCGGTAATGCGCAGCCATTCGCGAAGTTTAGATTCGCTTTGCTCGTAGAGCCGGCCCGCGATACCCGCCAGCAAAAGCAGGACGCCGAGCCACCAGAAGAAGACAGGGTCGGAGTCCTCGCCGGTGAAGGCGTACTTCAATTCCGGCCAAATCAGAACGCCGAGACCGGCGATCTGCATCCAGAAGCTCAAAGAAAGAGCGACCACCCGTCGCCAGTTTGGCACGATGTTCATGTATATCTCCGATTTTTAGGGATGGCGCCGCGCGGCGTTTATGCAGCGCGCGGCAGGTAGTAGGGATCGAGGAACGGGACGCTATGCCGCAAGCCTTGCCTCGAAGTACGGGTCGACGTAGGGCGCCATGTTTGCCGCTACCTTTGCCGCCATGTTGATGTGTGGTGTGCTGCCCGGGTGGATTTCATCGTTCGGGTAGGTCAAGTAGTCCCCTGCCTCTGCAATGACATCGTGGTACTTGTCCAGGCGGCCATCCGCGCCAGCAGCCAGCCATGCGTTGTAGTCGTTGCGGATTGTATTCTCCGCCGAGGCGAAGGTGCCCCGAGGGATGATCGAGGAGGCATGGACACGAAGGTAGCACCCATAGGGGCCCACGGTGCTTCGGGCATAGTCGGCCAAGTCCAAGAAGCGAGCCTTCATGGTCGCGAGGGAAGCCCCCGAGCCGATGTCGTTGGTGCCCAACTCAATGAAAATGTCGGTGACGTACTTCCAGAGCTGCTTCTGGATTGGCGCGTCGGCAACCTCCTGGTTGTTGAGGGTGTTCGCGTCAATGCCCTGTTTGTGCCACGGGAAGCAGTGCCCAGAGACAGACCTCATAGCGCGAGCAAGGAAGCCTTGCGTTGTGGAGGTGTTGGTATCGTCCTTGTAGGTTCCGATGCTGTCAACAACGATGATGACAGAGCCCACGGGGAACTCTGGAAGGCCGAGGACCATGGCAGGGGGGCATGCGGGAGCAGCGGTAGTGCCTGAGTTGTTCAGCGTTCCACCACCAGCCCGCAGGAGCTGGGAGGCACCCGTTGTGCGGAAGCCCTGGGAGCCGATGCCATTGAGGGTCACTGAGGAGAAGGCGCTGGCTGCATCAGGGACAGTTCGATAGAAGCCTGTGTAGTTGGTGCTGTCACCATCCCACACCATGCCAGCTACCGGGTCGGTGAAGATGATGTCGCCGGGGTTACTCACCTTGGTGTTCTGCCCCCCGTAGAGCGCCCGCACTGGGGTGTTCACGGCGGTCAGCTTCTCAGCGGCGCGCTGCCACGTTATGATATTGCCGGGTAACAATACCTCGGCGCCAGAGCCAGGCGTCACCATGGCGTGGACGTCAACGATGACGAGATTGCTGGCCCTGTAGGGGCCAACCCTGTGGCCATTGCGGCCCTGGTTGTTCGGGTTGCCCGTGCCTGATACCTGCACCGCCCCGTTGGGGAAGTAGCAGTCCCCAACCACTAGCTGGAGCTGGGAGGGGGCCGGATATCCCCGCTTGGAAAGCAGTAGTCGCCTTGTCGCACGCGAGACCGCCATTTTAGACATCCACGCTGTGCAGGGTGACCTTGTAAATTTCGCTGTTGGCCGCCGGCGTGTAGCCACCCGCGGTCACTAGATAGGCGGAAATATCGGTGCCCGTGAGCTTGTACTGCTCATTGATGCCGCTGACTTTACAGTAGAGCGTGCCGCCACCGATAAGGACGGGAGCGCCTAAGTCTATGTAGCCGAGGAAAGGTCCGCGGTCCGTACCCGTCCAGGTGAAAGCCGCATTGTCGGCCAGGTTCGATGGAGGCGCGGAGCTGTAGAGATAGAGCCGGAAACTTGTCATCCCGACGGGTAGCGCCGAAATATCGAGTTCCAGTTCCGCCCGGGTGATGAGGATCGAACCTCCCGCCTTGCCGATCGCCGCGAAGTTCAGCACCCCGCCGGCCGTCTGCCCAACCACATCGCCCGCCGTATAGGGCGTCACGTTCGCAGGCCTGGTGAGTGTCACCACGACATCATGCGCCGTCGATTTTTGGTCGACCGAAATAGCCGGCTGGTCAGTGGCGATATTGACCGCCGGGCTCAACGCCACCGTCCGCGCTCCGAGCATCGCAACCGAGCGGTTGTTGGCCGCTTCCAAGGTAGCGCCGAGCGTAGTCAGTAGTGCTTCAAGACCGTCGATCATGCCGGTCTGGGCGACCAGCACAGTGTTACCGGCGTCGATAGAGGCCTGAACATCACCCAGCACCGTAGCCAGGGTTTTGAGCCGGGCTTGAAGAGTGTTCGCAGCCGGATTGGCCCCGACTTCACCGATAAGGTCCGCAAGCGCATCAAGACCTCCGACCGATGCGGCCGACCCCTCCTCGATCGCCGTCTCGACAGCCCCCAGCGCTACCGCCAAGGCCTTCAGCCGGCCAAGTTCACTATTGGCCGGCGGGTCAGCCGTCAGGTCTCCAATGAGCGCGATCAGCGCCGTTATGGTCGCGACGTCGACCGCATCGCCGAACGCGTTCTTGACTTTAATCGAGGTTACTTCGGCCATGTCAGATCACCTGTCCAATGAATTGAGAGTTGGGGGGAAGACTAAAATCGAGGGTAGGAATGACGGCAGGCAGCACCGTCAGTGTCAGTGCGGCAGCGATGAGGTGGGGACCGCGCGCGGCCTTGATGACGATTGCGACGGGTCCGGCTTCGAGTTCCGTCTGGCCGACCAGCAGCCGGTCATCCGCCAGCGCGAACATCCCGCCGGCATCGTCGGCAAGGGCGAATGTCCAGGTTTCCTCGCCGCCATCCGTGACGGAAAGTCGGCCGACGATCAGCCCGGCAGGTGCATCCTCGTCGAGCACATTCTTCGACAGCACGATCGCCGGCGGGACATCTGGCGCAAACCCCATGCCCATCTTCTTGCGCAGTTCCGGCGAGGTCAGCAGTCCTTCGGAAAGCGCAAGAGGCTCGCTGCTTTGCCCGGATTTGACGCCATGAAAATAGCTGAGATCGACCATGAATATCCCTTTGTCAGTTCTCGTCGGTCCGGCCGTTGCGCCGGTTGTTTAGCCATGGATCGGGTGTTGCCGGCGTCCCGGCAGGGCTGTTCGGCGCGACCTTGCCGCCGCCGTTGGTCGACGTGCCCTCGCCCGATGCGTCGTCTTCGCCGCCACCGGACTTGCCGTCGTAAAGCTTCATGGATATCGGCGCCGTATAGCCGCCCTTGGTGTAGACGTGCTGCACCGTGTCGATGACGTAAGGCACGCCGTCGAGCCCCGGCCGAACATCCTGAAAGAGCAGTGCTGCCCCGGCTGCAATCGACGTGTCGCCGATCACGGTGACGCTCGCTGCGCCCTCGCCCCGCTTCAGGTCCTTGGCTTTCGCTTGTGCCGCCTTGTCGGCTTCCTCGAGACTCCCGTAGGGCTCGGGAATGCGGTAGACGCTGTCGCCATCGGTGTCGCCGTCCGCGTCGATCTCGACGCGCTCGGCTTTGTTCCTGTCCTGGTAATAGGCGACGACCTTCGAATATTTCGTCCGGTCGTTTGCTTCGAATTTGCAGGTTCCCTGCACGATCATGTCGGGCGTCACGATGATAGAGCCGACGAACAGGCCGCTTGCCGACAGCGAGGATCCTCGCTTGGCAAAGATCAGCCGCCTGCCCTTGATCGTCATCAGTGCGTTATGGCGGCGGGCGAGCCGCTGCAGCACCTGCAGGTCGCTTTCCTCTTGCTGGGCGAACCACGAATAAAGGAAGGCACCGATCGAAGGGTCGATGCTGGCGGCGAGCCCGTTCTCGTCGGCCACCTGTCCGACGATGTCCTTGACCGCAGTCTGGTCCCAATGCCTCTCTTTCGGCTCCTTGAGCTTGCCGGAGCGCATGTCGGCAGACTTGCCCGATATCGACAGGCTGTAGGGCAGGCAATCGCCGGAGACCTTGTCGGCCGTGAACCGGCCGAGCGATCGCAGTGCCGTGCCGTAACCAAGCTTGATATCGATGATTGCGCCGGTGCGCGGCAGTGCCAGGAAGTTCGGCGGCCCGTCGTTCAGCTGCAAGTCGATCGTGTCGGAGCCGATACCCTCCTTGTCGGTCACCGTCGCGGAAATCAGACGCTCATAGAAAGCGCCGGCCACCGGCTGGCCGTCGATCGTAATCTCGATTTTCGGATGCATGTCAGTCCCAGAGCTTGACCAGCTGGCGAGCGCTCGTCGGCGCCACCGCGTCGGGCATCGTCATCACGGTGCCGATCGGCAGGATCGGACCCTTGGCGGCAAGTCCGGGATTGGCCGTAAGCACGGCTTCCATCACTCCGGCCGTGCGCCCGTAGTAGCGCCAGCAAGCAAGGTCGACGGTCTCGCCTTGCCGGCTCGTATAGGTTCCAGCCATCATGTCACCTGAAGAGATCGAGGATCGGTTGCAGCAGCGATGTCGGGGCGCCGGACGATGCCCCGCCGCCCTCGTGTCGCTTTAGCGTCAGCGTGTAGGCGTTGCGCTGCGGCGCGCCGTAGATCGTGTGGAAGCCGCGGTCTTCCTCGACCCCTTGAGAGGTGAAGGTCCCGTGGATCACACCCTCGGCCGCATCGCCGCTCACCAGCATCATCGGCGTCCCGCTTTCCGCCGCCGCCGCGATCCCGTCGAGCTGCGATTGACCGCCGAACTCGACCGGGAAGAGCACCCCGCGGATTGTCACGGTATCCGATGTAGGTCCGGTCCACTGCAGGGCGTTCATGCGCTGCGCCACGGCAATTTCTGCCCACGGCGTCTGCAGGCTACGCGAAACGCCATCATAGCCAAAGCCCAGAACCTCGAAGGCGAAGGACCCGAGCATCATTGAAGTTTGAGCTGTCATAGCGGCTTGTCACCAAATTCTACGCAAAGTAGTGTCGCGGCAGAAGCTGCCGCAGAGGGGGGATGAATGAGTGATTGGCATTACACCGCGAACGGCTCGACGGTCGGCCCGGTATCAGGCGACGAATTGACCCGTCTGTATAAGGCGGGAAAGATCAATGAAGGGACGCTGGTCTGGAATGCCGTGCGAGCAGGAGAGTGGGCGGAATACCGCACATTTTCCGAACTTCACGGAACCTCTGGGCCGCCGCCACTTCCCACTTCCATGATTAACGATACCTGGATTTGGGCAATGGCACTCGTACCTGCAATTGGTCTCCTAATCGAAAGGGCATTCGCATCAGGTTCGCATTTAGGAATGCAACCGGAAGCGTGGGCATTTCTGTATGCCATCACCTATTTGGTCTTAGTCGCCCTCGATGGGGATGCAATTCGCCAAAGCGGAAGGCGCCAGCAGGTAGGCACGATTTGGCCATGGGCTTTATTGTTGCCCGCCTATCTCTATGTTCGCGCGCGCCGTCTAGGAAAGCCTTACTACACGTTGCTCACATGGATCGCCGGATCTGCATTGGCGGTTTATGCTTCTCTACAGGGCGTCACAAGCTAACGCCCTATGCCGCTTAGAACCCTCCGCCACCGCCGAACGATTCCTCGACCGCACTCTTTGCTGCTTTGCCGAGCTGGTCGACGGCCGCAGCTGCGGCTGCCTTCGGATCTATTACTCCTGTGATGGAAATCGGTGCATGGATGGTGACATCCGGACGCGTGGGATTGGTGATCTTCACGTCCTGAACCCCGCTCGGCTTCATCATCTCCACAATCGTCGCGCGATCGAGCTTGACCGGGCTGTTGCTGCTGTCCACTGCCTGCTGCAAAGGCGAGTAGGCCGTGCCGCGCTGTGCACTGAGCTGCGCTTCCGAGCCGGTATAGGTGTCGGGTCGCTGTGGAATGAACGGATGGGTTTTCAGCCACTCCGTGCCGCTCCGCATGAGTATGGCGTCATGCTCTTCCGGCGTCATATCGCGCGACGAGCCCTTCAACATCGTCGCCAGGCTGGCCAAGGTTCCGACCTTACCAAGAAGCGCTGCCACGCCATTCATGAAGCCGCCGCGCGCAGGGGCGCCTGCCGCCCCGCTGGGAGCGCCGCCCTTTGGCACTCCGGCAAGGATGCCGCCAACCGAACCCAGGGACTTGATGATACTGACGGCCGTCGTGATGCCGGTGAGAAATGCGATCGCCCGTGCCAACTTCGTAATCGTGCCGGCCAGCATCGCAAATCCAGCCGACCAAAGCATCAGCTGGAAGCCGTAACCCGACATCTGTTCGAAGAACTTCACGAGCGGATTGTCCTTCACCTGGTCGTAGAAGCTGCGGATACTACGGCCCCACTCCTGAAAGCGGTGGAAGATGCGGCCATATTCATCTGCCGCTTTGCTCGCATCCTTCACGCCGAAGAAGAATTCCTCTGCCTCCTTTGCGAGATCCTTCAGTTCGCCGCTGCCGAGGCCGAGCCCGTTGAGAAAACCTTGCGCACCAGTCTGGACCTTGCCGAGCAGCGTTGCCCGCTCGTCGAGCGTGTTCAGGATATCAGCCAGGTGCTGCGCACCGTCTCCGACCGGCCCGAGGAAGCTAGCGCCGATCGACATGCCAAGATTGGACAGCCCGATTTGCGCCGCCTTGATCTTCTGGTTGGCGTCCTGCATGCGCCGGTTGAAGGCGTCCGCTACCGTGCCATTTGCCCGGTCCGCCTGGTCGCGAATGCGCAGATAGTCGTTGAACCCCGATATCATCGGCCGGATGAAATCCAGCGTCTGCTTGTCGCCAAAGATCTGTGTCAGCAGGTCGCCCTGCCCGCCCTTCGTCTTCTCGTCGATCAGCTTGATGAAGTGCTCGATAGGCGAGACGCCCTTCTTGTGCGCCTTCTGAAGTTCCTTGGTAACATCGACCCCGAACTTCTTGAAGTTCTTGATCGTCTGCGGCGTCATGATCTTACCCATGAAGTCGCTGAGGTTGTTCGCCGCCGTTGATGCGTCGCCTGCGCCGCGCCGCGCAATCTGCAGCGCAGCGGCGATATCGTTGATCGCAGGCACGCCCTCCATACCGAGGGTCTGCGCCGAGGCCGTCAGCTGCGGAAAATACTGCGCCATGTCTTTCAGCTCGAAAGCGCCGGCATTGCCAGCTGCCGCCATGCCGTCCAGCATCTGCTGGATAAGCCCGGGCGCTACCTTGAGGTTCTGGATGGCCGAGACCGAAGCAGCGGAGAGATCGTCGATTGCAGCACCCGTCGCAGTCGCAGCCTTGCCGACGGCCGGGATCGCGGTGCTGGCATCGTTGGCGGCAAGGCCCATTGTCAGCATCGTGTCGATGCCGCCTGTGAGTGCTTGCGTCGTCTGGTTGACTTCAGGCGCCAGCTTTTGCAGGCGAGACTGTAGCTGGCCAAGCTGCGTCTGCGACAGATCGGCTTTGATCCCGATCTCGGTCATGGCCGATTGCATGTCGGCCGCCGGCCGAAAGCCGTCCTCGATCGCGGAATTGACGCCGAGATAGGCGCCCCCGAAAGCCGCTAATTTGGTAGCGAGCCCTCCCAAAGGTAAGGCCGCCTTCCGCTGAAGATCGCCAAGCGCTCCAGCGATGACACGAGACTTGCGCGTCACGTCATCGATGAGACTGACGCGAAGCTTCGATTCCTGCGTTGCCATAATTACGACCTTCTGAGAATGCGATGGAGCTCCATCGCCGTATCAAAATACGCGAGCAGCTTTTCCGGCGGCCATCGCTCGATCTCGACGAGCGATGTCGTTGTATAGTGAGCGACGAAACAAGCGATCATTCGCCAGTCGTGCTCCCCTCCTCGTTTCCCAGGAGATCCTTGGTCTTATCGATGATGGCGTTCAGATCCCTGCCCTTAATCCTCCTGAACGCGGGAAGCGGAACGTCGGCCATGCATGCGAGGATGACGATCGTCTTCGACATCTGTCCGGTGAACTGATCGGCGGCCATGAAGTCGCCGGCCTCGACCTCGCGGAACGTAAGGTCGGAATAAGTTTTGCCGTTGTGTTCGATGGGCTTCTTGAGCGTATGCTGAATGGGTTCGTCGGACATGCTTCACCTAAGAAAATGGCCGCTCGCGGCGGCCGACAATGGGAGGATTAATTTTCGCGCCAACCGTCAGAGCAGCAGCGCGTTGCGGATATCCTGGTACTGGCTGACGCCGCCGATCTTGATGTCGAAATCGTCCATCTCGATCAGTTCTTCGCCATCGACTTCCAGCTTGTAGTAATTGACCGAAACCATGTTGTCGTTTTCGGCCATCTCGCCGGGCTTCCAGTTGCCGTGGTCGAGCTGGTTGAGGAAGCCCCGCACCGTCATCACCGCGGAGTGCACCGTGCCATCCTCATCGACCAGCGCGCCGGTGATCAGGAAACTGTTTTCGGAGCCCGGGCGCAGGCCGAACAGCTTGACGATCTGCGGATCGAGGCCCGGCATCTTGAAACTGAAGCCGAGTTTCTCGTAGCCGAGGCTGACTTCACGCGGCTTGATCATGCCGCCGTTGCGAATTTCCTCGAGCTTCTTCTGCGGGACGGGCGGCGTGATGTCGCCGATCTGGCCGATCTTGCTTTCGCGGTCGGCCCAGAGCATGCAGTCGCGCAGGAGGAGACGGGGTTTGTTGCTTTCTGCCATGGGTAGCGCTCCTTTAGGCCGCCAGTGTCAGCGGACCGTTTTCGATGGCGCCCCGCACCTCGTCCAGCACCAGCTGGTAGTAGAGGATGTTGCGGAACGTGGTGATGAGGATCTGCTCCATCAGTCCGACGGGCTCGAACTCGACATTCAGAAAGACCTTGCCGGCCGCATTGAGCGTCGGCTCGTTCAGGTCGGAGAGCCAGACGCGACCGCCGAGGATATCCTCGTTGGTCTTGAAGGCGCGCAGCGCTGCGTTGCCGTCCTCGATCATGTTCTTCAGGTTGCCCTTCGTGAACTTGCGGTCGACATACTGGAAGTAGAGATCCTCGAGCGCCTCGTTGATCATGTCGGCCGTGGCGCGAACGCTGTCGAATTGCCAGACATCGACGTCGGTGGTGAGCCGCGAGCCCCAAGTGCGGAAGCCACCGCGCTCGTTGATGACGGTCGAGATCTGCCGTTCGTTCAGATAGTTGCTGTCCGTGGGATAGGCGATCGTCCGCGCTACCCCGTCGATTGTCCGGATGATCTTGTTCGAGACCGAACCCGAAACGCCCTCGCTGGAAGCAACGACGCGGGCGCGCACACCGGCAAACACTGGCGCGACCGGCTTGGCGACGGGAACGCCGTCGACGTTCTTCAGCACCAGCGGATCGATGACCATGATGCGACCACCGTTGATCGTATTGCGGAATCTCACGGCTTCGTCGTTTGTGGTGTTCGGCCCGGCGATATAGGCCCGCGCCCGGATTTGCGGGCAAATCACATTCAGTGCCGAAACGAACGGATTGGCGACGTCGCCGACGTTCGCGACCGCGGTCGGCAGCACCTTACCCGGGTCCGTGCCGCCGCCGGTGAAGCCGATCGCCGGCGCCACCGTCATTTTCTTGCCGGCGGACGTGATGGTAATCCCCACCACCTTGCCGGCATTGGCGCCGGTGCCCATCACGACCACCCCGGTCGGCAGCACCTTGCCCGCATCCGCACCGCCGCCGGTAAACGCGACGACCGGCGCTTCCGTCATGTTCGATCCGCCGGCCGTCAAGGCGACAGACGTCAGGCCTCCCTCGATCCAACTGCCCGTGACACCGGCAGTGATGAGGACGCGAGGTTGCACTCCGAGAAGGGCTTTCGCCCGCAGCGCTGCATACATACCGGTCCGCAGCACCGGATCGCCGATCAGGTTCGTCTGCAAGACCGCCGCATCCGCGTCATCGGCTACGCGGTTGACGATTACCATCGACCCGCCCTCTCCGAGCACCGTGATGATATCGTCGAGCAGCGTGCCAGCTGAGCCGAGCACCGCGGCCGCGGCAAGCGATGTCACGATCTTCGGTTCATTCAGCGGAAACGCGGCAGGGTCCGCATCCGGCGCCGTACCATTGATGAAAGTCACCCCGAAGTTGCTGACGCGCAGCAACGCCGGGGCGTCGGTGCTTTCGTTGAGTTTGACGCCATGGAAATACGATAGGTCGGCCACTGCGGGTCTCCTTTGAAGGTCGCTCGAATTTTAGGTTTGGTAGTCTCAGGCCGGCCAGTAGGCCGGATTGGTGGCGTAATCGGCCGGGATGACCGGCATGGCCTGCAGTATGAACGATGCCTGCCACAAGGGCTGCTCAAAGTATTCGGCAGCCCAGAGAAGGATGTCGTTCCACTCGTCCGCGGTCACCTGCGTGACACCCGTCTGCGTCGAGATGGTGATCGGCGCCTGCGTGGCGCCGCTCTGTAGCAGCGCGTCCTTGAGCTTAGTCACGCGGTCCCATCCGCGCATATCGGCCTCGCTGGTGGCGAACCGGTGGGCACCGCGGGCATCCTTGAAGTCGTAAACGAAGCCGAGGCCGAGGCGGCGATCGCGTTCCGCGCCGACATCATCAGCCGTCGGGCCGGGGTTTGTGTAGGCGAGGACGTCGGGATGATTGTCCGGCAGAAACTCAACGGCATACCCGGCTTGCTGCCTCGCAAAAATGGCGGTGACGCGATCGTCATCACGATGAACAAATGGCATCTTCAGACCTTCCTTCTCGGAACGGTGTAATCATCCCAGCCGAGGCACAGGATGGTAACCGTGCCGGTGCCGTTGCCGGATGGGAAATTGGTGTAGACCCAGCACAATCCCGCAGACGTCAACCTGATCGTAGTAGATACGCGGATGCTGGTTGACCCACCTGGGGCGCCGGCAACATAAAGATCACCATAACCAGAGGTCGGCGATCTCGCTTCCGTGTCCATGTCGACCACCGCTGAAACGTTGGCCTGCGCCGTGGATTGCATGTGGAAAAATGCGTCGACAGAGATCCCATCGGGGGTGCCGAGCGGGTTGTATGCGGCGTTGCTAAACGCCGAACTTATCGTGAATTCCGCAATATTAGCCACGAACTTCAGCTGATTAAGGTATTGCTTGAATGCCGGGATCTGCGCCGACCCATTGGTCAGGATCGAACCGATACGACTGTTCGGCAAGATCTCCCAGCCGGCCGGTACCGTGACGGCACCATGGGCATTCTGTAGCGACGCGATAAAGTCGATCGTGGCTGGCGTCGCGATATTTCGCAGCGTCCAGATATGATAGGTCTTGGTCGCGGCGATGTTGCCTGCGTCGAGGAAGCCGCCGTTATTTCCAGCCGACCAAGCTGTATTGAGCCGCTTCGTCAGGATGGAACCGCTGACGACATATTTGCCACCGAACCGGCATCGGCCGGGGGAGATGTCGACATAGAGAAGCGGAGTTCCTGAGTTATTCGATGGGATCAACCCCTCGACATAATCATTCCATTGCGTTTCGATATTCTCAAACTCGCTCGCCAGCGTCGCTGCCAGGTTCGGATCGTTCCCGAGCGCAGTCATCAGCCCGACGATATCGCTCATGGCGTGCTGATGCAGGCCGAGAGCGGCGCTCGCCGATGACGGTCGCCAGCCGGTCGCACTCTTGACCAGCACATAATTCAGCGCTGCCGCGTCCGCACCGTCGACGTCATCAAGACTATCGAGGGTGAAGATCGTGCTGGCGTCCATCTTTTGCGCCAGCGCCGCAGCCAGCCCGGTGATCTGGCCCATGCTATGGGTGTGAACCGAAGGAGCCCTGAGCGAAATCTGATCGGAGAGATTCTTCAGAACGTCGTCGACAAGCGTCCATGCGGTGATGAGGCGGAAGAATTCCTCGTCGACCTCGGCCGCTACGTCGGGAAGTGGAATTCCGAAGTTTGGTGTTACAGACATTGGCGCTCCTTAGAAAATGCCGGCGCCGAAATCGCCGATGGCAAGACGGGCATCAGGCCCGCCCGTCGCCGTGATCTTCAACCGCACCTGGACACCGGTCTGCCCCGTGGCCTCGAACTTCTTTTCCGTCCAAAGCGGAAAAGCGAGCGGGTCAGTGTCGACCAGCGGCAGCGCAGCGAATGCGCCGCCGTCCTTGGAATAGGACATGGTGATGGTCGAGCCTCCCGGCAGGTAGGTTTTCAGGTAGCTGGTGATGCGCACCGCGGTTCCCAGATCGAAAGCCCGTGTCACATAAGTCAGCTCGGTGGCGATGGCGCCGGCAACCAGTTCGACCGGAGCAAACAGGATCGGCGAGAGCGTCGCCGTTCCCGTGAGAATTGCCCGCATCTCCACCGTCTCAGTGATGAATTCGGTCAATTGCAGCACCTGGAAGGGGAGCAACCGATAGATCGTGCCGTTGGTCCGCTCGATCTCGAAGACCACGCTGCATCCAGCCGCCGGAAGCTCGACAGCTGCCCGCACCTGAAGATCCGAGCAGCCCACGAGGTCAAAACTTCCGAGCGGCACGGTCTTCGTCAGAACGGCATATTTTGCCGCAACGATCCGGAAGGTCAGCGCCTCGTCCTGATGTGCAGACCAGGTCTCCGCATTGACCGAAGAGAAGCGCGGCCCCGTGACATAGGGATGCGCCGTCACCCGCTTCTGCAGGTCTGCATCGAAGCCGCCCAGCTTGGCGAGCGAGATCGAGTGGTTGGGATCGTCTGTCTTGATGACGAAGGCATGGCTGCGATCGGCCGGCGTCGTCAGCGGCAGTGAATAGCGCGCCGATTTCCAGCCCACCACGGCGCCCGTCATTGGCACCACGGCCTCGGCCGCGATATCGGTCGTCGGATAGCCTGTGTCTATCGACACCTGGTCGACCAGCAGATGGTTCGCCGTATTGCCGATATTGCAGAGATGGAAGTCTACCCCGACGATCTGGCGGGGCTCGGGTACGGCAAAGAGCTGCGCCTGTGGATCGACGCTGCCCCAGCCTCCGCCGAGGTCGCTGCTTCCGCCGCTACCGCTGCCTGCCCTGATGACAAGCTGCTGCCGCGTCCAGTTGTTGACGGTCGTCACCCGCCGCATGGTGTCGATTTCGATCGTACCCTGCCCGACGAACAAGGCTATCGCCTCGGTTTCACCCATCCCTACCGCTTCGACCTGCTTGCTGCCGGCCGTCACGTTGACGGGGATGGTGAAGCTGCCGGTGATCTTGCCGTTCGCATCGGCCGTTTGCGTGCCGGGCGGCTTGACATTGACGCCGTCGAAGGTGAGCGTCGACAGGACCTCGCCCGCGCCGAAGCCGGAGATCTCGAAGGCGACGGGGATCTGCCGCAAGAATTCCAGCTGCTCGACGCGCCGATCGACAACCTGCGTTTCCGATGACGTCGTCTGCAGCGGCCCGCTGCCGCGGCGCACCCCACGATTGAATTCGTTTGTCTGTTCGGAAAGCCAGTCTGTCCGGCTTTGCGTCCAGAAATCGGCGGCCGGGGTCAGCTTCAGCGCGCCGGGCAGCGGCGTGAAATTAGCGTAGGGATTGATTTTCGCGCACGCCGTCTTCAGCACTTGCGAGACGATTACTTCTTCCGTCCAGTCGAGCATGACCGGCTCATCGAGGTCAGCCTGATAGAAGGTCGGCGCGATCGCCAGCTCCAGCATGCCGTTCCCGATGGAACCCGTCTGAGCAACGCCCGCATCGCGGTAAGTATCGTCGAGGAACGGATCGACGAAGACGCCGCGTTTGGCGACCGGCTCACGGCTGTCGATTCCGCTCTTCAGTCTTTCCAACTGCACGAGGCGGTCGAGATCGAGAATGCGGTTGAAATATCGCCACATCTCCGAATAGGGCAGCGAGCGGATGCCGTCATTGTTGACGACAGGCGTCGTCATCCAGTCGTTGCTGATCTGGCAGAGTGACAGGACGTCCGCGGGAACGCCTGGCGCCAGTGGATTGCTTCGCGCCGGCAGCCCCTTGATGTAGAGCGGCGAGCCGTCCTGCTGCAGGCAGAGCCGGTCGATGCGCGGCAGCTTCTGCGTATAGGCGACGATGATCTCTCCGCCCGTCGCGCCGCCGGAAACGGTGATGCTCGTATCGTCGAAGCTCGTTGCGACGACGGAGGCGCGGTAACGATAGGTCACCTGGTAGCTGGAGCCGGCCGGCGGTTCCACCCCGGCCGGCGCCCAATCGACGGTATTGCCGACAAGGTTGAAATCCGCCGGCGAATGATAGGTCGTCGCCCCTTGCGTCACGGCCGATATCGACAACACGCTCGTATCGGGCAGACCGTCGGCGCCGTTCGCGATCGCGCCACGCGTGACCGTGACCGTCTTCTCCTTGGTCAGCAGGATCGAATTGATGACGCCGATCGGCGCGGCATCCACATTGAACGTTACGGATGCACCGCCGGTATAGGTATGCGTCTCGCCAGGGATCGCCAGTTCTTCCCAAGCCTCAAGCTCGGCATGGCGCAGCGCCGCATACCGAGTGCGCTTGAAACCGTTGATATTGCCCTCACCCTGCTCGATCGAAAAGAGTTGCGCGCCGGCATTCGGCCCAAGCGCCGTCACCCGACATCCACTGACGATGTAGTTTCCGTTCGGCCGATCGTAGGCGGCAAGCGCCTGCATCGCCGGCTCGAGGATGGAAGGTCCGGTCTGGTCGAGAATAGTCCCGTCCTGAAGCGTATAGACCGAATAGAAAGTTCCCTCCCCGTCGTCGTCGACATGCGCCCAGGCAATACCCGCGACTTCGCGCCCAGCGCCCGGCTCGCCTTCCGCCAACGATCCAGGCTCGAGGCCGAGCAGCGACGGATCGTCCTCATGCGTCAACCAGGTCTTGGTCAGTCGAATGCCGATTTCCGTCCGGCCCGTCATCGGAATATCGATCAGCACCGCATCATCGACCGGAAAGATATCGCCGGCTACGTAGATGCTGCCGGAGGCAAGCGTCACGGTCTCGGCATCGACGTCGACGATCGCGTCGGCCCGCTCGATCCGGTTGCCGTCGCGGGCGACAAGGCGGCCGAGCCGATCGTGCCGTGCGCGCGCGATCGTCTGCATCTCATTGAGTTCGGCCATCTGCAGGAAAGGCCGGTCACCATAGAAGACGACGCCCTGCAGGTCGGAATGCCCGGCCGCGCGATCGAACGCGTTCGGCAATCCGCTTTCGTGTTCGTACATCAGAACCTCATCATGAATTTGATCTGCTCGCGAACGGTCGCGCGCAGTGGAATGGAAATCGGCGTCTCGACGATGGCATGGCCGCCAATCAGATCCCCAGCTTCGAGCCAGAGGCGGCCAGGCGGGATGCCGTCAGCCAATGTCGGCGCCACGGTCAGTTCGACGCTCGCAGCCGTAATGTTTTCGACATCTTCGAAATCCGTCATCGCTTCGATGTAGAGCTGCGTGCCGCCTGCCACCGGCTGGAAGCTTGCGCCGGCGAATGTGTACGGACCGCCGAACTGCTGATTGACTGGTCGACAGGCCCGACAACGGCGATGGCCGATCACAGCACCGTCCTCGTCTCGAAACGTCGCAAACAACAGACGGCTTTCGAACCAGCTCGCCATCAGCGCGCGACGCTGCGTCGTCGGATTGTCGGCCCACGCGAAATTGGCGTCGATCCAGAGAAAGGTCATGTCGACCCAGCGGAGACCATCCCCCTCCACCGGTGCCAGCCAGTTGCCGATCGCCGTTCCTTCGGCCTCAGTCAGCAGATGGTCGATTTCGGTCGTACGCCCGAATGACCAAAGCGTGCCCCCAGCCGTGATCGATATCCCGCTTTCGAAGCTGATCATCACATCGCCGAGTCTCGAGTGGCTGAGTTCCATCGCGCTGGCGTCGTATTGATAGACGCCGCGGCGGAGCTTCGAACGCTTCGGCAGCGATAGTGTCGTGATCCCCTCGATACGAGACAGGTCCGGGCTGTCGGCGGCTGGAAGCGCCGGGAAGCGCAACTGGGTCGAGTTCCAGAAAGCCCGGCCGTGCCAGGCATCCTCCATTGCCGCCGAATAATCGATGAAACCGAGGCCTTTCGAGACGGATGCCGGCGTGCCACGAACGCGCTGCCACTTCACGCCCTCGCGGTCGACGATCAGCGTATAAAGGTTGGGCACGAAAGGCGTCAGTTCGCCGAGCCCATACTCGATGACGAGGTGCGGCAGGAAGGATGGCGGCGGCGAAATGAGCTTGGCGCGACGGATATCGTCGACAGCACCGCCGAGATCGTCCCAACGCGCCGCAAGCGCCCCTTCGAGCGCGGTCTCGACAAGGCCAGAATTGAGCGGAAGCAGCGACCCTTCCATCAGAAGTCACGACCACGCAGCGTCAGGTTGATGGTGCCAATCGAGATTGCCTCGGCCGGCGGCACGACGATGTCTCCAAGTGGCGACACTGGCGTGATCTTGTACATGCCGCTCACCATCAGTTTCGATTTCCACCACTCGACAACGAAGTTGCGGCCGAGCGACTGCACCGCAGCCCACTCTGTCCTCAAATTCAGCTTTGCGACCTCGAGGGTCGCTTCGCCGGCATCCGGTAACAGCCAGGCGTCGGCAGCGATATTGACGACCGTTCGGACCGCCGAGCCGACGACGATCGTGTCGTTGACCATTTTCACGTCTGGCGCCTGCAGCGCTGCGTCGGCAATCGCCAGAAGTTCCGGACCTGCGACGCCATCGGGATCGGTCGAAAAGATCGCCGCGTGAATGAGCGGGCTGCGGCCAACCGTATAGATGATCGCGTCATCGATCCGGACATCGGCGCCCATCGCGACGGATTTGTAGCGCGCCGCCGTCCCGCCCGTCGATCTGCCCTGTATCGCCAGCACGACGCGAAGCCGCAACCGCGGGTCCAATTCTCCGGTAAGCCGCACGACGTCGTAGAAGGCCGCGAGCATATCGAGGTCCGTGCCGTTCGAAAACGGCAGCATATAGGCCTTGATGACTTCGTTCGCCCGCTGGCGAAGAAGCGTTTCGCGGTAGCTTTCCGCCTCATTGATGATGACGGGAGGATCGGTTTCGAGCAGCGAGACGTCGTAGGCTGGAAGCGACAGGGTCGGATTGGCCGCGCGCACAGCCTCCCAACGCGCCTGGAAATAGGCGTTCTGCCGGCTGATGATGACTTCGGTGTCCAGCTCCTCAATGATCTGAGGCGGCGGCAGCGCCGAAATGTCGAGTGAAACGGCCATATCAGCCCCTATGATGTGAAGGCGATCCGCGTGGTCCGGTCTTCGGCGATCGAGTAATCGCCGAGATGGCCGCGCGGAAAATAGGTTCCGATAATGACGAGCTCGATCCTGCCGGTTGCAGCGAGCGAAAGCACCTGCCCGCGTCGCATGCGGAAGCGCGGTTCCCATCTGGCGATTGCTGCGGCAGAGGCCGAATAGATCGCCAGGATATTCCGCCTGGTCATCTTCAGGTCGACCAGATCATAGAGGTCGGACCCGAAATTGCGCCGCACGACACGCGTTCCGATCGGCGTCGTCAGGATCTTGGCGATCGACTGCTGCGTATGGTCCCAGTCGCTGAGAGCAGCGCCGGTCTCAGCGTTGACGCCGGTAGAATCGGTCATCGGATATCCTCAAGCCGGGGGACCGGTATTGTCGCTGCCTTGGACGACGTCTGTATGCTCATGATCATGGCCGACGTTCTTGCCGATATGCTTCAGATATCCCTCATCGGCGTCGATATCGCCTTCCAGCCTGATCTTGCCGGCCTTCAGGACGATCTCTTCCGCGCTCATGCTGAACACGGCGCCGCCGATCCGGATAAGCAGCGGCGTATCGCTGTTTTCCCGCGGATTACTCTCGGAATAGCTGCTGAGGTCGATCTGCGCGTCAGTCAGGTCGCCACTCTCGGAGACGACGTCGACCTGCTCGCCCTCCTTCAGCAGGATGTCGATCTTGACCAGCCCGGCGCCGAGCTGCTTTGGCTTGATCCAGTCCGTCAGGAATGGTTTGCCGCCCTGCCCCGAAAGCTTGACACGATAAAGCCCCTTCTCGTGGTCGACCTGATCGACCGTCCCCGTCCGCTTGCGATTGCGCGCCCGCCGCTCGATCTCGGCCAAACGGCCATAAAGGTCGGCGATCTGGCCCGGGAGATCCGTCGGGATCACAGCTGCACCTGTTCGGCCGGCGCGGCTTCGACGCTGACGACGGAAATATCACCGCCATCGGGATCGGCCGACACCACCTGCAGCGCGTCTGCCTCGGCACCTGTCAGGCCATAGCGCCGCTGGATCAGATGCCACGGCAGATCAGACCCCGAAAGCTGCGCCTCGATCATCTCCATCTGCGCCCGAAACTCCGGCTGGGTCACCGTATCCTTCAACGCCAGGAAACGCGCCATCGAGGACGTTGGCCGCAACGCCTCCCCTTTGATGGGGTCAGGAAGAAGCTCCGCCAGAACGCGCAGCTGCTGACCGGCAACGCGCACGCCGTCCTGGTCACTGCCGGCCCGTGCCCGATCAACTTGGATGACGCGCGAAATGAAGCCCATATAGATCTGAGCCCAGACATTCTCCGGATCGACAAGCGTATCCCCGATCTGGCGCATGACCATGTCGAGGAAGAACTCCATCGGCCCGTCGGTTGGCGGCAGGCCAATGCCGACGATCCGGCTTTCATCGGTCTCGGGATCGGTCTCGGTCATGGTCGCCGCGATGCCAGCCTCGAAGAGGATTGACGTCACACCGTTAACGACCATCGCCCTGAGTGGAGCGCTGACGTCCTTGCTGGTCGCGTCGTCGGTATAAACCGCGATGAACGGATCATCCTCGGGCAGCCGCAACCCACCGCTAGCATTCGACTGCAGCGCGAAGATCTGGCTATCGAGCACGTTATCTCCAACCATCGTGGCGCCGCGAAGCGCCAGGATGCCAGAGATCCGCACCGCGGCGCGCACAAGGCTCATTACTTCTGCCCCAGTCTGACGATGAGGCGAGAGTGATCACGTCGATTGACCGAAAGCACCTCGAACAGCGGCTCGCCAGGGCGCGACATCGCGCGGATGGCATCGCCCTTTTCAAAGTCGACATCCGGATATTTCGCGCGGTCGACCCGCAGCTCCGCCTGTCCCGCGGCAATCTTCGTCCGCCAGGTCTTATCCGACCCGCCATCCGAACCGACCGGCTTTTCCTCGCCAGTCCTCAGCATGGCGTCGATCTGACGCTGCAGCCGATCAGGATCGGTCTGCCCGTTCTTCATGAACGACAGCCGCACGGGCTCCGCGAGCTTATCGTCGACAGTAGCGACGACGCGATTGCGGAGTTCGTGGTACCGTGCGGCTATCGGCATTATCAGGCCTTTGCTTCGATGGCGGCGATGATCTCCGCCTTCGTCATGCTGGCGTTGACTTCAACGCCACGATCGGCGGCGATGGCGAGAAGCTCATCCTTCGTCAGCTTGTCGCTGACTTCGGCAGTAGCCGTTTCGCTGCCATCGCTTTCGTAGTGCTGGCCGGGCTTCAGAAACTTGCCGTTATAGAAGCCGGCTTCGGTTACTTGATGCTGGGTCATTGCATTGTTCCTTCGTTACGAGGGGGTGCTGAGCGGTCCCCTGCCGGTCAGGTAGCCCTTGCGCGGAGCAGCATTTCAGGTCGCGTGGCGATGAACAGCGGGTAGCTGTAAATCTCGACGCGGTCCCATTCATCGCGACCCGAAGTATCCGAAAGAAGAAGGCCGACCTTCTCCTGGCCGCGCTTATTCAAGTATGGCTTGAACTCGCTTGCCGGCGCCCAGCCGACCTGGAATGCATTGCGTGCGCCGATCGGGAAGAAGCGGGCCTTATCGGTGGCGATCGCAATCGTGCTGTCGTCATCCGTTCCGCGATAGTTGATGAAGGTGATCCCTTCAAACACGACAGCCGAATAGCCTTCGATGCCTTCGAGATCCATCGCACCTTCGGTGTTGAGTTTCGTTTCCTTGTACTGCTTGTGGTTTACAAGGCTGTCGTAGAAAGTGTCACCGACCAGTGCGCCGACCCTCGTTCCCGGCGTCCAGATGCCTTTTCCTGCACGCTGCATTGCGCGCTTAACATCACGGCACTTCTTGCGAACGTCGGTCGTTTCGACATCAAGTTCGAAGTCAATTTCCGCCGGCTCCGCGATGCCCCAGAAGGTGTACCAGTCGACCAGGACGGTGGTTCCGTCGGCGTCCAGCACCTTCCCCTGGATGGCACCGAAGCGCATATGCTCCCAGGTTAGCTCAAGATCATCGGTGATCTGGGCCGTCCGGCTCGTTACCTCATCTGCGACTTCGATCGTCTGATCGTCCATCGGCAGTGCTGCGATGCCGGCGAGTTCGATCGAATAGATCGTCGAGCCCTTGGCAAGCCGGACCGCTTCCATTGTCCGGACCTTTGCGCCTTTCGGGATAAGCTCCTCGGGCGGAGCGCCGGTCGGGGACGTCGGGATCAGCGTGAGAGTGCCGTTCCGGTCAACGATCGCGATGGTGCGCGACCGCGAGTAGATCGGCGCGAAGAGCCCGAGCGAACCGAGGAGTTGAGGTTTGAAGTCGACACGGTCGACGATCTCCTCCTGCACCTCGATCAGACCCCAGGCATTCTGGTTGAAAATGTCAGCAACTAAGGCCATGGAATGCCCTCCTTATCGGGACGCGATGCCAAGCGCGGCCAGTTGGGCGAGCGCGGCGGTTTTCTGGTTATCCGTCGCACCGGCCGGCCAGACGAGGACGGCGGCCTGCACTTCGGAATCTCGAGCAGTGAGAGTGCGGCGAACATCTGCGGAGGTCGCGTCGCACGCTTCATAGAGGATGGCAGCCGCGTTCTGCGTACCGTCGGCGGCAGCAGGAGCGAGCGGCTTGAATTTCTTCGTCGCAGTGACCTGTCCGAGGACTGCGCCGGCATCGAGTTTCCCGCTTCCGCTGGCAATGACGCCAACTTCACGGGAACGGAAGCCGTTGGCTTCCGAGACCAGATAGTGACCGGTCGGGCGAAGGCCCTGAGTAAGCACGGGCATTGGCGTGATCTCCTGTTAGCGACGCTTGTTGAGGCGTTCGACGGAGGCGGAAAGAACCGCCCGCGCCGTAGCCTTGTCACCGGGTTTCGTGTTGACAGGTGTCTTGTTCAGACCCTGCGCATTCATGCGGAGCGGCTGAAACTCCCGCTCTTCTTCCTCTTCCTCGGCAGCGGCGGCCTTCGGCGAAACGGCGAGGGTCGCCTTGGCCTGGTCGACCGTGCTGCCGGTATTGAAGAGATGCTCGGCGAGAGTTTCGCGACCCTTGGCCTCTTCGAGGTTCATGATGGCGCTACGGCGCTCGCGGTCTGCCTTTACGGCGCCGTCGACGCTTGCTGTTGCGGCAGCGAGGTCGGTTTTCAGCTTGGTATTTTCGGCGGCAAGCTGGTCCGCGCGTTCTTTATCCGTCATGGAGGGCTCCTCTGTTGGACGGGTCGTTGCGGCGGGAGCCGCCATCTTGGTCGACATCAACCAATTCTTTTGCTTCGCGAGATCGACGAGTGCTGTCGGGGCGTGAGCGAAAATGCGATAGTCGAAGGCCGTGACAGGCTCAGCGCCCGTCTCGGTCGTTGCGTCGGCGAAGCCTTCGCGAACAGCCTCGGGTGGTGAGAGCCAACGCTCTTCCTTCATGATTGCGCGACAATCCTCAGCAGATTTGCCAGACTTCATCGCGTAGACCCGCGAATATGCAGTCGCCAAAGCCTCAAGAGCCTCGATCGACTTCTTGTGATCATCAGAGTTGCCAGAGGTGTAACCGCTGGGATCGTGGATCATCATCACTGCGCCTGCCGACATCGTGACTTGCTTGCCTGCCATGGCAATCAAAGAAGCCGCCGACGCAGCGATACCCTCGATAACGACGTTGGTCTTACCCTTGCGGGCGGAAAGCAACGCGTGGATCGCGGCCCCCTCTGTGGCAAGGCCGCCCCCGGAATTGAGATACACTGTGAGCAGTTCGTCGTCGTCGATCTGCGCAAGCGCCATGACGACGTCGCCCGAGGTAAACCCGTCCTCGAAGTAATAGTCGCCGACATAGCCGGAAAGCCGAAGCTTTCCGTCTTGAAGAATTGCAGCCATGATGAAAACCTCAGTAGGGGCGCATTATTCCGCGGATTGCATAACGCTTCCGCTTCGGCGCCTCGCCCCGTGATATCTGACAGTTGCGAATTGCTTCCTCGAGAGCGCGTTTGACGTCATCGAGTTTGGCGTTGGCATATTTTGCCATGTCCTCACCGAAGCGCGCCTCTGTTACCATCTCTCCACTCAGGAGAGCCTCTTCGACCTTGCGCAACTTAACGGCCCGGGCGCACCAGTCGACCTCGATTGAAACTACTTCGTCGGCCATCAGGCAGCTTCTTTCACGGGATCTCGATTACCTTCGGCAGCAGCACCATCAGGACCGCCACCGCCACCCTTCGAACGGCCGAAGGGATGCGGAACACCTGCCGCCTTGAACATCTTGATTTCACGGCCGAGCTGGACGATCTGCTCCTCACCGTTCTTGCCCATCGTCGCGCACTCATCGAAGAAGGTGGACGTGCCGATCTCGAGGCGTATTTTCTGAGCTGTCGCGGCCTTGTAGTCGTCGGCCGATGGCGCAGCCGGGCCGCTCCACTCAGCCTGAAAGACGCTTTCGCGGTCGGCCTCGAATGCAGCGAAACCTCCCTTGAACGAGATCTGTCCGCGGAAGATCTTTTCTTCGAGCCAACGCTCAAAAATTGCCTGCACGAACGGGATGGCAATTCGAGTGCGCCGGCGCAGCACGATCGGCCAGATGCTCGCGACAGACATGCGAACGGACGAATAGCTGGCTGACGAATGATCCATCGTCAGATTTTCGAACGTAATACCCAGGCATCTCGCCACCTCCCGAAGGAGGTTTTGGAAGAACGGCATATATTGCGAGCCTGGCGTAACCGCCGTGTGCATCTGGAATTCTTCGCCGGGACCAAGATGATTGATCCGGGCAGAATCGGACATCGATATGCCCTTTTCCTTCAGCGCGCCGAGCCGGGCATCCCATACACCCAAGAGATCATGCTGCAGGCCGCTGAGGAACTCGTTCCAAGTCCCTTCACTGGCATCGAAGCCATCAGGCTCCGGAATGTCGGTCAGCGTCGAGATTGCTTCGAAGGCCTCGGCACTCGCTTCCGGGCTTCTGATCGTTGCGGCGAAGATAGTCTGCATCAACGCCGTCGCGAGCGTCGCATCCGCCAGTTGGTCGGACTGCGCAATGACCTTCAGCGCCGCGACCAAAACCGAAATACCGCGCGGGCTGTTCAGGTTTTCGCCGCGATCCATGACGTGGATGACGTCGGCCGCATCGATATCTCGGTCAGTCTCGATACCTGCTTCCCGCACGCGGAAACGATAAGAAAGTGCCCGGCCATAGGCGTCGTGGAAGATACCCTGGTCGAGGCCTTCCACTTCTCGCGTCACCCTTGGGCAGCGGTGCGCCGCGATCAGGGAGACTTTCGTTCCGGTCTTGAGGCCTAGCCGCTTCTGTTCACGCAGAGGCAGATTGTCGAGAATGCCAAAGGCTTCTCCCGAGACGAGATATGCGCGGACGGCCGCTTCGACCATTTCCGCAATCGTAGCCTTACCGGCGAGATCGCACTCTTTCGGGTTCCAAGCCCAGCGCCGCCATTCCCGCTCGACCATGCGGCACCACTTCGCCGCCTGCACGTCCGTGTATCCGAACTTCTTCAACTGCGCGCGGCAATTGAGCTTTATCTCCTCGCCGATCGTGTCCGTAAGGATTTGCGTTACGGCGCCGGAAATCCAGCCGCTATTGTGCAGGAAATCGGTAGCGAGAGCTGATGCTCGATCGGCAGCATCTCGGACGTCCCGCTTCGCGTCACGCGTGATCGCCTTGCGCATAGCCAACACGCCAGCGCTGTCGCCGCGCAAATATCGGGCAGTATGGCGGCGCGTCGGCGGGCGCTGTGTGCCCGGCGTGTGAACGCCGACTGCTTTGACGCGATAACGGGGTTTAGTTTCCGTCAAGAATACGCTCCCCATTTCTTTCGTTTGCGTGGGCCCCCGGACGAAGGGGCGGCAGGTTTTGTCATCTTCGGCTGCTTGCCGAACGGATTTTCGTCGGCAACCGTGAAGAGATCTTTCTCTTCCTCCGGCGCACCGTGCAGATCCCGAACCAGATCGGCCCAGCGATCAAGATTAAGCCGGCGCTTGCTCTGCAGGTGCCAGCCGAGCGCATAGGCATAGACCGTGGCGTCAAACCAGTCGTTCTTGCGACCGATGATCTTCATCCACTTCTTGCCGGCCTTCGGCTTGACCATGCGGCGAGCGCGCCGCGTGATGCTTGCCCTCGCCTCTTCCTCTGCGTCCACCAGCTTCTCGCCGGTAAGTTCCTTGGCGAATTCTTCATCGCAAAGGTCAGCCGGCAGATGGATCGTGTTGCGCGGCCACTGAGCGCTTTCCCCGCGCCCCTGCACCAGGTTCGCCATGGCCGCAGTCACAGCCGTCTTCACGTCGAAGAGACCGACAGGATAGAGCAGCGCCTTGGCGACGACCCTTTTCATCCGGTCCTTGATGTCTCTCTTGACCGGCGTTCCGAGCCAAGGGAGGCCAATCGGCTCACGGCCATCGAGGGCGTAAACGTTCGGGCGGCCGGCGCAGAACCGGTAGACGCGTTCCGTCGCCCAGCCCGAATCTACGCCAGAAAGATCGATGCCCTTCTCCGCGTTTCCGCTCTCCGTCGGATACGTTCGACCAAGAGCGTCCGACAGGTTGATCCAAGGCTCATCGCTCTGGTCAGGTGCGCCGGCAAACACCTCCCGGTCGATCAGCTGATACTGATCACGCGGACCGATCGCATAGACCGCCCACTTGATGCCGTAACCCTGGACGTCGGCGGCAGATACGAGCAACGCCGCCCACGAAGGGATCACACGCGCCGGCAACACCTGCAGCTTGACAGCCTCGACGATCTTTTCCCAATCGACGGTCAGACCGGCTGGGTCGTACGGTTCCGCCAGATCCTGCTGGCAGAATGTCCGCATTTTCGTCGTGTCGCCCTGCGCATCGAGCCACCGCTGCCAAATGTCAGCAAGCTTTTCGCGGGGCGCATAGGCTGCCCACAAATGATAGCTCGGTTGCCAGTCCCGGCATCTGCCTTCACAAGGCGCGCAGATCCAGTCGGCTATGTCACTCGACGGTATTGCCAGAGGCACGGCCGGTTCGAACTCGCGAACACGGCGAGCGATCCAATGCCCCCGGCTCATCATGTCCGGCTTGTGACCGTCGAGGATCGGCTCGTCGCAAGATAGGCAACGCAGATGCGTCGGCCGATCGTGATCTGGCCCGCGCATCATGTCGAAGGTCAGAGCCTGATACGTATCGCAGTGCGGACACGGCAGGTAATAATGGCGCTGGTCGCCGGCCTCGAAGTCGTCGCTGATGACGCACTCTCCGGCGACGCCAGGGGTCGATCCCTGCCATTCCTTCGCGAGGTCGCCGTACATCTTCTGTCGGGCGCGCGCTTGGTCCCGCGGGCTGCCTCGCCCTTCGACGTCCTTCGGGTATCCGGTCACCTCGTCCATGGCGAGATACTTGATCGACACCATCTGCAAGCCCTTGGAAGAGCCTGCATTGACGATCTGGCAGAAGCCTCCGGCGTACCGCTTAAACGCTGTCGTGCTGCCCTGCTCGTCCCGGCTGCTGACTGGCAGCACCTTGTGACGGATGCGGGGCGAGGCCTCGATCGTCGGATGCAACTTGACGCGGTTAAACTTCGTCGCTTCTTCCAACGTCGGCAGCACGATCATCATCGAGCCAGGCGACTGATCGACGACGAAGCAAAACCAGTTCTCAATCGCCGTCGACTTGCCCAGCTGCGCTGCCCAGCGGCACGAAATACGACGGGCCGGATGGTCCGGATGCAGGCAGTCCTGCGGCTCGCGCAGATAAGGAACGCGATCGGTCCGGAAATCACCGGGCCAAGGCGAGCCCGATTCCGCCGAAACCTTCCGGTACCGGTCGGAAAACTCGCTGATCGTCAGCTCCTCGCTCGGCCGGCTCGCAGCAGCCATGCCAGAGAAAATCGCGACCGCTCCATTCGGAAGCTCCGGAAACCGCGTCCGGATATCGTGCACGGTCACTGAAGCGGCAGCTCGGCTGCGTCCAGATCACGAGGATCTTCGCCAGCGTCTTCCCGGCGCCGCATAGCATCCAGCTTTTTCAGGACGTTCTGATTGAAGACGCTCAGCCCCTCCCTGGAAAAGCCTTTCAGCGCAATGCGCACCACGCGTTCTTCCCATCCATACCTGAGCGAAAGCGAGGCGGCCTCCGTCTCAATCGCCCGCTCGAAAGCCGACATCATCATCGCGATGGCGTCACGCCCGGCCTGGTCGACTTCCGCAACCGGCGTCAGTTCCTTCCGACGCTCCGCGAGATCCATCTCACGCATCTCGGCCTCGGCCTGAACCTTGCGCGCAGTGCCATCGGACTGCGTGCCGGATTGCCTCGACGTCGGCCCCGGCTTTGCTGCTGCCGAACTGGGCGACTGCGACGCGGGCCGGATGCGAACATTCTCCCGGCGGTGCGTCAGGAGGGCAATGTAGTCGACAAGGTTCGACTTGCCATCCGGCTTAAGCGTCAGCGCTTCGGAGTGCTGCTTCAGATATCGCGATAGGGTCGAACGGTCGACCTGATCACCGCCAGCGGTCAGCCTTGCAGCCGCCTCCGTGATCGAAATCCATTCTTCGTCCATCGTGTATCAATCCGTGCATAACACGTGTGCGTGCACGCTTCTCACGTGTACCGCTTTCGAAGTTTCACACTGGCGAAAAGCCGCAGTCGCGCGCTTCCGTCCGGGGTTCGGATCGTTGAAACGGTCCCTGAATGGGGGGGGGTGCCCCGGCCTCGCCCCCCTTCGGGGTGAGGGGTCAGCCCTGCAGCTTCCGAAGCACCTGGTCGATGCGCATCGGCAGGGTCGTCTGCACCTCGCCCTCGAAGGCTTCTTTCGTGGCGCCGATGATCATCTCTTTCGGGATGATGACGCCAGAGCGCGCGAAGGTGATGCGCGTTCCCGATCGGTTGAGGCGATAGTAGACGTGACCATCGAAGCGCGGCACGATCTTTCGATCGGGGAACGCCCCACCACGCATGAATGTGCCTGGATACAGCGTCCGCTTGCTGAACGGCGTGGCGACCACACCTGCCTCAGTCTCTTTCGGGTTCAGATACTTGAGGCGGACATTGCCGCCTCGCGACCTGAGATCGTAGATAAGCTGACCACTGAAGGCCCGCTTTGAATTAGCGACAGCGCGGCGGATGACATCCCGCTTCAGCCCTGTCTGCGTGGTCAGCGCCCGGACGACGCGAGTGCGCGCCCTATCGCCCACCTGGTTCATGATCCGAGGGAGAACTTTCGGGAAGTTCTCATTCAGCCAACGAACGCCCTTTTCGAGCTTTCTCAGGCCACGGACATCGGCCCATGTGACGACAAGCTTCACATCACAGCCTCCAGAAACGCGAAACCCGCCGGGCCATCGCCAAGCGGGTTTTTCTAACCTTTTTCAGTGTTCTTAGGGTAGTCAACACCGTGCCGCATCTCAAGAGGCACTTCTGAATATATTCTCAGCCTTTTTCAATGGCTTGCAAGGATGTGCTGCGAAATGCGAGGCGTGCCCATGGCGCCCTGTCAGGGATGAAGGGCAGCAAATCATTCGACTTGAGGCGGCCCGACAGGTCGTAATGCAGGTGCTGGAGCGCGTCCTGCCACAGCTGCCAGTCCAATCTGGAGAGGATCGCGCCGCGGATCGAGGTCGAAAGCTCGTGTTTGCGATATGCGCCCTTCATCGGCCGCTGCTTCTTCTTGTCGAAGCCGTCTGCCTCGTAGTGATAGACCTTGTTCAGCGCGTCCCGTCCCTTCTTGGCGATGAACCATGCCGGCTTGCCTGATTTCATCACCATCCTCACCGTCGGCTGCTCGGCCGTCCAATCCGGGCCGCGACCGAGGATGGCATGCCTGGTCACGAGATTGACCACATGCCGGCCATTCAGCCGCTCACCCTTCAACCGCAGCGTCTCGTCGACGCTGGCAACCTCAGCGGCGATCAATCCGAGATCATCATCCCATTCAGGAAACGGGTTCCAAGTGCCCTCACCGCTGTAATCAAAGCTGCCGAACTCCTGCATGGCACGAACGGCCTCTCCCACCTTGACCGCATCAGGATGAGGATCGGCGGCGGCCGCGATGTAATCCGGGATCACACCATAGACGTTCGGATTGCGATCGATCAGCGTTCCCAGCGCTGCCACCTCGCTCATCATGCTCCAGGCAGCGCTGAAGCCGTGCCCTGTGTCCGCCATCGGTGCCCCGACCTTGCAGAGCTCCTGCGAGTAAGCCCAGCTCAGAAGCTGTTCAATGGTCACCTTTTTCATCATCAACCCTTTGGAGATAGTTTGCGATAGTTTAGAGATAGTTTTTGCGATAGTTTTTATGTTTGTTTTCAATGGCTTCGATAGTTGAGATAGTTTTTACGCATTAACGTAGAGATTTATATTCATCCCCCAAGCCCCACCTTTTTACGCATGCGTATGCGCGCCAAAACTATCGCAACTATCGCAAGCCTTTGATTTTGCTCCCCCTTCCCCCGCCACAACTGTCGCAAAACTGCCGCTGAAACTATCGCAACTATCGCAGCGCGCGGGGGTTTGAACGGCGGCGAGATGTCGGGTGGGGTTACGGGGAACATCAGAAAACCTCCGGCAACGGCGCGTCATCGTCGAAGCGGCCAGGTGGCGGCTCTGGCATGGGAGCACTCTGGGGTGCCGGAACGTCGCGAAGCCGCAGGCCGAGGTAGTAGTGCAGCCGCTGCGTAGTATCCTTTTTGAACTTCTTCGACATCGCCCGCCCGAAGGCGGTCACATTCATCGGTTTGCCGCCCTCGTCTTCGGTGAAGCGGCAATAGGCCCCATAGAGATATTTCGCCTGCAGCGGTTCCGCCGTCTCGTCGCGCACCACGCAGCGCGCCACGAAGGCCGACGTTCGGTCCATATCGTCACGATATTCCTGTGTCGCCGTCCGCACGGCGTCGGGAATGACAAGGCCCTCCCGCAGGAAGATGCGCACCCCCTCAATCAGCCAATTGAGGATGCCGGGATATTCCGGCCGGAAATAGCCGATCATGTCGTCGAATTCGCGCCGCTCAGCCTCCGGCACCTTCACCGGCCAATGAACGACGGCCATGCGCCGCCATATGCCATCGTCATTGCCGGTGATGCGGGGATAACCGTTGCCGCTCATGATGACGATGAAGATCGGGTCGAAGTCCATGTAGCCCGCGAAGAGGTCGCGCGCCGTGATTGTCTCGCCACCGGTCAATTCCTTGACCAGGTTCTCTTTCAGGTCCTCGCCCTCGGGCAACTCCTTGACGCGCAAGAGCCGTCGGCCGAGCAATCGGGCAAGATCGGGAGAAGCGCCCCCAGACGATCCGCTTTCGCCGATCAGACTGGTTGCCGGCAGTGTGACCGCGACCTCGCCCAGCAGCCGGCAGAGCGTTTCCATGTAGACGGATTTGCCGTTCGCGCCATCGCCATAGTGGAAGAACAGCTTCTGCACAGTGATCCCGACCAGACCGAGGCCTGACGACACCTGCACCATGCGCCGGACATCGGGGTCCGGCAGCATCGTCTCGAGGAATTTCACCCAGCGCGGGCACCGGGCTTTCGGTTGGTAATCGACCGGCACGACATGCGTGATCAGATCTTCCCGATCGTGCCCTCGCTTGACCTTGACCTCGGCATCGGTGCAGACGTCGACCATCGCGGGCACATTCGGCGTCTCGGCCGCGTTGGTGAATTTCGGATTGGCGCGCCGCTCCATCTTTCGCTCGAATCGGATCGTGGCGTTATGGACGGCAAATCGCATCCGATCGGCATTGAAGTCATCAGGCGATCGGATCACGTGCGGCGCGGCACAGGCGAGCGCGGCATTCATCCGCGCGACGTTTTTCGAAGAGACCGCATGATCGAGACGTCTTTTCACCCGCTTCGAGAACGCATCCAGCGCCTTTTCCCGGTTGGCGACCAGTCGCCGCTTGGTGACGTCGATATCCTCGCCGGCCGCCTCCGCATCGGCCGCCGCCTTGCCGGCGTCAATGGCATCCTGCTCCTTCTGCGTCGGCTTGATATAATGCCGCTCCTGCAATATCCGATCGCCGAGCTGCTGGACGATCGCCAGGGACTTCGGCCCGCCATTGGCGACGTCCCAGTGCGTTCCGGTCCAGACGGCATAGAGCGCGCTCTTCGCCTTCTCCTGGCTGACGACCAGCAGATCCTTGCCGAAGTGCTTCAGCAGCCGCTTGCCGTTATCTGTGTCGGAATGGTCGAGCCCGGCGCAATATTCGAGGATTTCCTTGAGACCTTCCCCGCCGCTTGGCGGCCCATCGTCATTGTCGAGAGTTTCGGCATGGTCATCTGAGAGGGGTGGGGTTTCGGGGTCCAGCTCCCCACGCTGGACAAGCGCCTCCTGCACGATCTCGCGGAGACCGCCCGGCATATCAGTCGAAAGAATGTCGTGCACGCCCTCAAGCCCTTCCAGAAAGTAAACCGGCGAAATCCATGCCCACAGGAGGCCACCAGATTTTGATGTCGCGGCCGCGAGCCGACAGCCGGGCTTTCGCCCGGGCCATAGCGGCCGCGGTGAAGTAGAATTCGCTGTCGCCGTCGGCGAGAAGCACGATGCCGGTGACATGCTCTGGCACCTGGATGGCGTCCGACACCGCCTGGTCGGGCTTAGGGAACGGATAGACGCGGACCTTCTGCCCGCTCGCCGTCACATGAGCCTCGCTCTTTCCCGCGCCGCGATCGGCCGGTCCCGCCAGATTGCCGAGATCGCCGGCCGCGAAATAGAAGGTGCCGAGGTCGAAGCGCTCATAGCCCGCGACAGCAAGCACCGTCTCGATTCCTTCGCCTCCGACCCAACGGCGCGCTTCCATATCGCCGCAGAGCGGGATCATGCCGCCGCTCTTTGCACCGCGCATCTTTTTCGTCGGCAAAGGCTCGCCCTTGCGGTCGCGGCCGAGATCCGGACGAAACTTCGGCGCGCGCACCATGTCGATCCATGTCAGATGGCTGCCGATGACCGTGCCCGTCAGGTCGACGAAGGGAGCGACCTGCGCATATCCGGCATAGATCGAGACCGGGCGGCCGAAGTCGTCGAGGCCGTGCCAATAGGATAGCCTGGGATTGAAGCGCAGGCATTCGAAGACGCGGTCGGACATGGCATAGCCGGTCCGCGCGGCGAGGTATGCCCGCAGGAGTTCGTCGTCAGCGTGCGGAGCGATCGTGGCATTGAGATAGATGCCCCGCGCCTTGTCGATTTCCTTCTGCCGGAACCTATCCTGCTCCTGCAGACGAGCGGCCTCTTTCGCCTCGCGATCGGCCTTCGCCTTCGCCATACGCTCCAGCCGCGCCGCCAAATCCTCTGCGGGTTCGCGCTCCGCCTCATCCGGCAGATCCTCGCCTAACGCCTTGGAGCACGCTTCGAAATATTGTGCCTGCACATGCAGGTCGAGGCCTAGCACGAAGCCGATGAGACCGACACCGCTGCGGCCGCCCGTGCTGCATCCGCGGCAATTCCATACCTGCTTGGCAAGATTGATCGAGAAACGATCCTTGCCGCCGCAATGCGGGCATGGCTGTCCCTTGTCTCCGCGCATGACTGAAAGGCCAATCCGCTCGACAGCCTCGGCGACCGTGACCGTCTTTGCCCGCTCTATAAAGTCTTCTAGGAGTTGCACGAAACACCTCCCCAAAACGTAGATCGCTGATATTGCAGCACCACTGAAGATTGTGCTCTATAAGCGCGATCTGTGCTGTTGGTGGAACGCAAGAAATGAACCGAAAGAAATACGATACTCTCCAATCCCTTCTTGAGGAGGCGCCCCTTGAGCAAGATCAAAAAACAAGTCTCGATGGCTGGCTCCAGATAGTTGGAGAAGTCACTAACCAGCTTTCGCAGATTGGGGGTCAGAGCATTCCTGTGGTCGCAGGACTCAATGCAATTCGGAACCGCTTGAAAGTTGGGATAGATACTGGTTTCGACCCTGAAGGTATTTCTATCGATGTACCCACTATCGACACGGAGGCGATTTCTGCTGTCCGATCGGCCATTAGATCCGATCTTGCAAAACTGGCAAAAGGGGGGGCTGGTGTTGAGGCAGGCAGCGCAGCGCTCACCGAGATAGTTAGTCCCTACATCGCCCAGATAATTTTCGAACTGCGCCTTTTGATTGGGAGTGAGCAAAGGAACAGTATTCCCAGCGACGACCCCATAGTAGGCAGCGCTTGGATAAATCCATTTCTGTCCTTGTACGCGAACGCTTCTGTCGCTTCCGAATACGCCAGTTATGCCGCCTGGAAGTCTCTTGATCATCGCATGGAGGATCAGGAACTGGGGTGGAGTAGATCCCTGGAAGGCGCCATCGATTTGCAAAAGCAGAGATTCGACGGCCTCTTTGCCGAAATGCAAAGTGGCAGCAAAACCCTTCAGGAAATACGGGACGAGGCTATTTCCAGCCTTCGTACGATCAGCGAGGAAGTTACCATTCGGCGCAAAGAAGGCGCCGAGGTGGGAGACTTGATCCGTGACCTTAGCGCTCAGGTACATGACTTGAGGGAACAAATAAAATTGTCGGAAAGCTATGTAATAGCAGCCGAAGCAAAAAGCACTAGCACGATTTCGAAGATCGAAAACATTGACACGGTTTACGACGGTTTCAAAAGTGCTATTGAAGCAAGATTTAAAATACAAGCTCCAAAGGAACTCTGGGAAATTCGCAGGGGAAAGGCCGCGAAAGCATTTTACATATCTGCTATAATGCTCGGTATTGCTCTCATAATACTTCCGGGAATTGCAGTCTATAACTACAGAGCCATCATCCTCGTGGTGCAGAATATCAGTGACGCTCTGATTGCTGTTGCAAAAACGGACGGCGGAAGAGTAGAGCTGTCTAGTTCGCAGCTCACAATCGTCACAATCAACCGCTTGCTCATTATCGCTTTCCCTCTTGCGCTTTACGTTTGGGCGGCAAAGCTTCTTGTTCGGTATACCGTACGCTCGCTCGCACTCGCGGACGATGCAACGATGAGACAAACCGTGGTAGATTCTTACTATCGCTTGAACGCTGATCATCAACTCACTCCAGAGGATGCGCGCCTCATGCTTACAGCTCTGTTTCGACCAGCGCCCGGACAGTCGGCAGACAGTTCTGACTTCCCGGACGTCATCGAGTTCGTAACGAAAGCTGCGGCTACTAAGTAAATTCATGTGCCTTCGCCCTATCCGCGGACAATTTACGCGCCGCATGCAGCGTCCGGCAGACCGCGTCCTCGCCGACCTTGAGCAACCTGCCGATGTCGAACGTGTCGAAATGTCCGGAATTCCACAGCACGATGGCCGCCAGCGCCTGGCGATCGTCCATCTTGCCGCTCATGGCGGACGAGGTTGCCCGTCTCGGATCGGCCCTATCCAGCATGGGAGACCCTTTCCAGGAATGGACCGAGATCCTCGTCATTGGCGATTCTCAGCTGGCCGAGCCTCGTCAACGCGTCGAGCGCTTGGTCGAGGTCCTCGGGCCAGCGTTCGCGATGAAGGGCGATGAACGGCGTCGCGCGGCTCCAGCCGCGCAGGTGGTGCGGCTTGGTCACGCACCGCATGGAACCGACCTGCAGAAGATCGAGCCCGAATTCGCGCGCTGTGCGGTAGCACTCGACGATGGTCGGGGCGACGATGATCAGGATGCGGGCGCGGGCGTCCTTCATGGCAGCACCGCCTCGCGTTCCGGCTGGCTGACCAGATTGCCGTCGAGCGGCACATGCGGCCGGCCGGTGATCTGCTGCAGCCGCTCCTCCATGTTGCGCGCCTCGATCTCGAAGCCGCGCAGAATGAGAGCTTCGCCGACCTTGCCGCTTTCGCTTTCCTTGCTCTGGCGCAGGATGCGGATCGAATCGGAAAGCATTCTTCATGCCTCCGCCGTCGCGGGCGCGGCCGCCGTGTTCAGCAATGTCCGGCCCTGCGGCGTCAGGCAGTAGGTCGGCGCCTGCCCCCGCCCCACTGTGCCAAGCTTGACGACCAGGCCGCGGTCGAGAACTTCGTTCATCGCTCGATCAAGCGCCACCTCGTAAAGCCCGGTCTCGGTCGAGACTTTCGCCTTTCCTGCCGTCCATCCCTGACGCTCGCGGCCGATGCGGCGCAGGAGCCTCAGCCCGTTGCGGCTGATGTCGATCTTCTCCAGCACGGCAGCGGGGATTTCTTCCGGCTGCATCCGCTCTTCGGCCGCCTTCGGGATGCTGTAAACGTGCTTTGCCTCGATCAGGCGCTGCACAACCTGCGAGCCGATCCCGAGGATCGTGCCGATTGCCAGATCACTCTTGCCGCGCTCCCGCATCAGCGCCAGGCACTCGCTACGTTCGTGCGGCAACATCGACATCAGGCCTTCACGCGTGACGGCCGTCGGACCGAACATCATCACTTCCATCTGGACACCCTCGGCTGGCTGGGAAAAACGGCGACATTTTCCGATGCGGCGGCGGTGGCCGCGGCATGGGCATTGGCGAATTCTGAAAACGAGGTCACGCGCCCCTCGGTAAGTTCGGCGACGGCCTCGGCGAGGATCCTCGCCTCCGCCTCGCGTCGCTTGGCGTTCCACTCGTCGATGCGCTGGAAGAAGGCCTCGCTGATGCCCTCGATGTCGCCAGCGCCCTTGCGCCACTCCCACGCCATCTGCGCTTCATCAGGCCTGCGATCCGACCAGGCGAACCATTGGCCGATGCACCGCGCGCCTTCAGGAATCTCTCTGATGGCGTCCGCTTCGGTCAGGATGCGAACGAAAGGCGGGCAATCGCAGGGAAAGCAGTTCATCACCGAAAGGAAGGCGCGCTCCGGATTATCGGTGACGATGAAAAGGCGAACCGGCTCGCTCATTCCGCCGCCTCCATCAGATCGAAGAGGCTCGGCATGGATTTGGCTCGCGCTTCGGCTTCGACATATTTGCATCCGTCGAGGAAGTAAGCGGGGTTGAGTTCCACCGCCTCGCCCTTCCGCCCGAGCTTCAAGGCCCGGTAGGGCACCGTCATCAGCCCGCCGAAGGGATCGAATACGATTTCGCCAGGCTCGGTATATTGCGCGATCGCGCGGTCGACGATGTCGAACTGTAGCGGGCAGAGATGAAGCTCGCGGCCGGCGCCCGCCTGCAGCGTGTTCATCGACAGCATGCGGGTCACATCGGTCCAGACGTCATCGTGCTTGGAATGCGGCGGCAGCAGCATGAAGGTGGAGGGCAGCATGCCGCGCTCTTCCAGCGCCTCGGCGACCTTCACATGGTGCTCGAAATCATAGACCGCATCGAGCTGATATCTCTTCCAGAGCTTAAAGATCTGGCTGGCGTCGAGACCGAACATCTCTTCCGGCGCCAGTAGCCGATCGCCGGATGACGGCATGAAGCCGTGCGCGTCCAGTTGCCAGCGGGCGCGGGAATAGCCTTCCGGGTTTTCCCATTCGCGGGTCTCGCTGACATGTTTGCGCTTGGCCTTCTTCACCGGCCGGTCGGCATAGCCGTTCGAGGAATCTGACGGCGGCTTGCGGAAGATCAGCAGATATTCCGGCATGCCGTTGCCCATGCGCGAGCCGTCCTTGCACTGCTCTGACCAGCCGAGCCGATAGGTCTGGTTGTTCTCGCGAACGACATCGGTGGTGACGGTCTTGCGCGACAGGAAGGCGAAGCCGTGCCGTTTGAAGCGGGCGACGCAGTCGTCGGAAAAGGGATAGACGGTCTGGAAGCCGAGCCCGGTCATGCCGCCGGGCACGATCCGGTCTTTGACGTGGATCGCGGCGATGCGCCCCGGCGAAAGCACACGCAGCAGCTCTGGGATCAGGAAATCCATCTGCTGCCAGAAATGATCGTTGTCGTCGGTATGGCCGAAATCGGCATAGTTCGGCGAATACTCGTACTGCGTCGAGAACGGGATCGAGGTGACGATCAGGTCGACGCCGTCGGCGGGCATCCGCTGGCATTCGAGAACGCAGTCGCTGTTGACCAGGCGATAGCCCTCGCCCTTCACCTCGATGCGCTCGACGCCCATGGCGCGCGTCAGAGAATCGGCCATCGCGGCCGATGACAGGCCGTATTCCTTGATGATCCCGGTCATGATCTGCATTTCCTCGGTATGCCGGCGCCACTTGCCTTCGAGGTTTTCGCGCTGCGGCCGCTCGGCTTCGGTGTAGATGAGGTCGATCAGCACTTCGTGCGGTTGCATGAATCGGTAGCAGCGGTGCAGCGCCTGGATGAAATCGTTGAACTTCGGCCCGATACCGAAGAAGATTTCCCACCAGCAGGCATATTGAAAATTCGGACCCGACCCGAGCATCTGCGGCTTACCGGCAAGCTCGCGGATGCGGCCTTCGGAAAAGTCGACGATCGCCGTTTCGCGCTCGTCCAGCCCCTGCGCGCCGTAGACAGAGACGACGTCGGGAATAGCCTTCTCGATCGCCTCACGCTCGGCCTCGAGATCGTGCCAGATGATGCGATGGGCATCGGGGTTTTCCGCCCTCAGTTCCATCAGCTTGGCAAGCCGCACCGGCAGGCTGTCGCGCTTTTCGCGGGCGGCATCAGACAGCGAGGCAGCGGCATTGCGCAGCAGCCGGCCTTGGCCGCTCCGTTCCAGGCCGGCGCTGGTATGGTCGGAAGGCAGTTCGTGCCAGCGGATACGCATCGGCGGCAGGTCGTAGCCGGCGTCGTCGAAACCAAGATCGGAAGGCTTCTGGACGAACAGCGCCCAGCTCGCCACCCAAAGCCAGAACTCGCGTTCCTTGTGCGGATGGATGGTGAGCGTATCTGCCTTCTCGGAATTGCGCTTGAAGAAGCGCGTCTTCGCCTGTCCGACATCCATGATCTCGAGATAGGCGGAATAGGCGAGCAGCTCGATGAACTGGTTGGGCGAAGGTGTCGCAGTCGCCACGAACTTGTAGCGGATACCCTCGAACAGCCGCATGAATTCGCGAAAGGTCTTCGACCCGCCGAAGCCGCGGAGGCAGGAAGCCTCGTCGAGCGAGGTGACGGTGAAGACGCGCGGATCGAGCTTGCCGTCGCGCACCGGCTCATAATTGGTCATGTAGAGCGGATAGCCCTTGCCGTCGGCTTGGGCCGTCTCGCGGATGAAGGTGAAGTGCGGAGCGCGGTCCGGTCGCAGCGCCAGCCAGGCGCGCAGCACCTTGCGCTGTTCGTCGGTAATGCGCGGATGCTCGCCAGTCGCCAGCACATGGGCATCACGCTTGAACTCCTGACGGACGCCGAGGGGCGCAACCAGCAGGCCCATGCCGCCGCACTTATGTGCGATGATCCGCAGCAACTCGATCTGCATCATCGTCTTGCCGAGCCCGAAGGCGGCGAAGATCGCCCGGCGTCCGCCGCGGCAGGCCCATTTGACCATCGCCTTCTGGTGCGGCAGCAGCAGCGGATTGATGTCGTCGTCGGAAATCTCGAAGCCGCCTTCCGGCGCCATCTGGATCTTCGCGTGCAGAAACGAGCCGTAATCCATCCTATCGGCCCTCACCGCGCGCGACCGCTGCATGCTCGGCGCAATAGGCGCTGTTCGGCGCATCCTCCCCGCGACGGCGCCGGCCGCAGCAGGGCATGTCCGGCCCGTCCGCATCCTCGAAATTCGTCAGCGGCCAGGCGCACTGCCAATGGCTGAGTGAGGAGAAAGAAACCCCATTCGGTGCGCCGCCCTTCAGCACCGCGCCGCGGTGCGGAAAGCGCGCCTCGGCCGTCGGCTTGGGCAGCCGGGCGATGATGCCGAGATCGGCAAGCCGCGCGGTCGCCTTCTGCGCTTCGAACTGCCATTTCGGCTTTTGCGGCTGCACCGGCTTGGCCGTCGCGACCTTGCGCACCTTCTCCTTCGGCGACATCGGAATATTGCGCCCGACGCCTGCCGGTCCGCCGCGATACGGAAACCGGGCGCGCTCGCGGTTCATGACGCCGAGGACGGCGTTGCGGCTGATGCCTGGAAGCCGCGCGGCGATCACCGTGGCGGAATTGCCATCCTTCCAGAGCTTCTCCGCGAGGTCGAGGCGTTCGGGCGTCCAGACGGACTTCTTGTTGTTCATGACGCGTCCGCCTTCTTCACGACCTGCGCAAGCGCCGCGATCAGGGAAGCCCCGTCGCCGCCGTCGTTCCAGGCCTTGACGGCCCGGCGTGCGCCCTTGGCGATTTCCTTGTTCGCGGCGCCGCGCTTCTGGCGGATGCGGTCGCGATCGGATTTCTGTGTCGGTGCACCGTGATCCATCAGAAGCGAACCTCTTTCGGCGCGACGTCGCCGCAGTGGGCGCAATAGCGTTCGATTACTTCGGCAACTGCCAACACGCGCTGGCAGCGCGGGCATTCATGGGTTCTGTCGGAGGTGATGACCGATTGAACCGTGATGTTGTGGGCTGCCGCGACCAACGCGATATTCTCGGTCAGTTTTCTGGACTTCTCTCGAAGGGCTTGCTTTTCCGAAAACATCATCGGCTCAGCCCTCCGCCCGGCCGAACGCGCGCCAGCACGTCCTGCACGTCCATCATGTGACTGTTGAGCTTGCGCTCGATCTCGCGCTTTTCGCCTTCGTCAACCGTCTCGTCGGCGATCGCGGCATGAATGGCGCTGACAACGGTCATCAGACCTTCGAGCAGCTTGACCGTGTCCTTGACGCCGATCGGTGCTTCGACGGCGCCGTCGATCGGAACAAGGCGATAGCCCTGGATCGAGGCGAGCGCCTGTGTGATGATCGGCGCACCGGCCGCGAGTTCGGTATCGAGCACCACGTCGATCGGCATGTAGTCGGGATAGTTGGGGCCGACATACTTGTTGACCTGGCCTTCACTGACCCGGGTGAATTGCGAAAGCTGCTCGGCCGTACCGGCCTGGCCGACTGCGGCGCGAGTCGCGGCCTTCAGTCTGGTCCAGTGATGTTCGTGCGAAGCGCGCATGGGCTTATTCCTCGAAAAGTCAACGAAGTTTTCCGGCCCCGAACTTCGTTGGCGCGGGGACGATCGGTCGCTAGCAATGATGGCGAGGCGTCAGATGGCTGACGCGGTCCGGCTTACGGGGGTCCGCATGCGAGACGGCAGAAACTGGTTGCAGGGGAAGGATTTGAACCTGCGATCTCGTGGGTATGAGCCACGCGGGATGACCTCTTCCCTACCCTGCCGAAGAAAAGCCGACCGACGCGCCTGGAGGGCCGCGCGCCGGCCGGAGTTGGCGCCAAGTGAGGAAGGCGCTCTGGGAGTGAATGCGAAGGACGCTCAATCACTGGGCGGCCTCCTTTTTGAGAACAGACAAAAGACGTTCCACCGGCCCGCTAGGCGGCTGGCCGTTTTCCATCCTGGACACGCTTGACCTGTCAACGCCGAGGTAATCGGCGAGCCGGTCTTGCGTCCAACCAAGCTTTTCGCGGAGTGATCGAATGTCGCGCATCTCTTCCATGCCGGATAATGTGCATAACGCACACCGCGATGTCAAGGCGAAATGCACACCGCTTTCGTGCAAAATGCACACCATGGAATATGATGACCGACCAGAACCGGCCAAGCGTCTCGAAAAGGCGCGCGTTGCCCGTGGATTTGCAGAGGCTAAGAAAGCGGCAAGCTTCTTTGGCTGGAATTACAACGTCTATGCGCAGCACGAAAACGGCACTCGCGGCATCTCCCGCGCAGCTGCAATGTATGCCAAGGCATATAGGGTGAGTGAAGCGTGGCTTCTAACCGGCGAAGGAACCGGTCCAGGCGAGACCAACGACGTCGCCGGCCTGCGCCGCATCACAGTCGCCGCGCATATTCAGGCCGGCGTTTTTGAAGAGACTTGGGAATGGGATGATCAGTCTCAGTATCCCGTCTATATCCCTGATGATCCTGAGTATCGGCCTTTCACGCTCTTTGCGGGGGAAACCAAGGGGCCGTCGATGAACCGCCGCTACCCGGAGCGCACGGTGCTTGTTTTCACAAACGTCGAAGAAACGCAGGAAGCGCCGATACCGGGCAAGAGGTATATCGTCGAGCGGCGCCGGTCGAGTGGAGAGGCCGAGCACACGGTGAAGCTCCTCCATGTAGATCAGGATGGGAAATTCTGGCTGGTGCCAGAGTCCGACGATCCTCGATACCAGGCGCCGATCTCGGTCGAGGATGGTACCGCCGACGAGGATACCGTCGCCATCCTCGGTCGAGTGGTCTACGCCGTATCGCGCGAGTGATTCTCTAAGTCTCTGAAACAAAAAGCACACTGAGGCGCTTCACCGCGCTTCAGTGTGCTTTTTGCACATTACGCTTGACATCGTGGCGTGCGTAATGCACATTTTGACGGACCCAACCAAAAGGAGCCGTCAATGCAGATTATGCCCGCAACCACCCAAGCAACCCGCGCCGCCGTTGGCCGCGACATTGCCTGCGAAATGGCGTCCTTCATGCGCGCCCACCCCAGCTGCACTTATGCCGATCTGCGCGCCGAAGGTTTCACCTCCCGCCAGATCGACCGCTACCAGCCTGAAGCAAAGAACCTAGCCGACCGTCTGTCGACGCGCCGCGTCGCCTGATCGTCGACCGGTTTCGGAATGGCCCATCCGCCACCCCTCGGATGCGGCCATTTCCAAACCGACCAGCGAGGGCTTCTCCATGGATCACTTCACGCCTTTCAGTGCGCGCGTTGAGCCGATGCGCGTCATACCGCTCTCGCGACCGCCACAGGCGCCGTTTTGGCTGGTCGCCCTGATCTGCAGCATGTCGTGGGCGATGGCGCTGCTCTCACTTCTGGCGCTTGGCGTCTCGGCCTATCACGGCCTGTCGCACGTCGAGCAGCAGATCGCCTGGCAGGAGCGCGTCTGATGATCGAGATCGCCACCATCTTCGGCTGGGGTCTTGCCGCGATCTTCATGATGCTCTGGCTGGTCAGCATTCGCATGCGCGACTATGCCCTTCATGACAGCAAGGCCGCTCAGCGGATGGAGATGCGGATCGCAGTCGACTTCGTCACCGAAGTGCTCGAGCCCGCAACGAACGATCTCTTTGCCTCGGTCGAATTCCTGCCCGCCTGGTTGAACGGCGACTGGAATGTCATCGATCACGAGTGGCCCGAATGGCGGCCCTACCGTGCCGCACGTCTCTCCGGCCGCAAATGGGAGACGGCAGCATGATGGCCGTGCGCCTGACCAAGGACCCGATCTTCGCCAATATCGGCCTCGGCCGCCGCATCGATATCGGCCTGGTCGATCCCGCCGCCGTCGATTTCCGGCTGATGGCCTCTACGCTATCGAAGCAGGCGCGCTTCGGCGCGAGGAACGAAGGCCCGCATGCGCTGTCTGCGGCGCAGCATGCCGTCCAGGGCGCGCAGGCGATCCTGCGGGAAACCAACGACATGCGGCTTGCCGGCCTGTTTCTGCTGCGCGACGGTCATCAGCTGTTCATCGATGGCCGCAGCCGCCCGACCGAGCAGCTGATGCACGTCAAGTCCGGTACCGACCTCGACTTGATCGTAAGCCAGATCAAAGGGGCTTGGGATGCGGCGATCTATCAGGCCGCCGGCATGCAGCCGCCCGAGGCCTGGACGAAGCAGACGCGCGCCGCCCTGCAGATGATGAACCTGCGCATGACGCGGGCCGAGGCGATCACGCTGTTCGGCGAACAGGCGGCGGCGGATTTTCCCAAGGTCGCCCCGCCCTTGACGATCGGCACGCTGCATCCATGGCCGGCCTCCAAAGCTGAGGTCGCCTTCATCGAATTTTTCCAGCGCGCCACCGGCCGCGCGATTTCCAATTGAGGTTCTGATGTCAGGCTCCGTCAACAAGGTCATTCTCATCGGCAACGTCGGCGCCGATCCCGAGATCCGCCGCACGCAGGATGGCCGCCCGATCGCCAGCCTGCGTCTTGCCACGTCCGAAAGCTGGCGCGACCGCACCAGCGGCGAACGCAAGGAAAAGACCGAGTGGCACACGGTCGTCGTCTTCAACGAAGGCCTCTGCAAGGTCGTCGAGCAGTATGTGAAGAAGGGCTCGAAGCTCTATCTCGAAGGCCAGCTCGCCACGCGCAAATGGCAGGACCAGGCGGGTAACGACCGCTACACGACCGAGATCGTGCTGCAGGGCTTCCACGGCAATCTCCAGCTTCTCGATCGCCGGCAGGGCAGCAGCTACCAGCCCGGCGGCGAACCCGATGATTACGGCTTCGACGGCGAACGCTCGGCGGGCGCGACGCGCAACGCCAGCCAAGGTGGCGGCGCACCGGCGAACAGCTTCTCCCGCGATCTCGACGACGACATTCCCTTTGCGCCCGAGTGGCGCTGATTTCTTCGCAACACCGGCTCTCTGAAAGGATGCCCCATGCAGACAATACGCGATGCGCAGGCCCTCGTTGGCATGCTCGAACGAGGCGAACTCAATCAGGAGCTGACTGAGAAGATTGAGATCGTCGTCGAAAAGCTTCTGGAGCATTCCAACGAGCAGCCGAAGGCGACGTTCAAGGGTCAGGTCTCCGTTGTCCTCAACTTCGCGATCAAGAACGGCGTCGTCGAGGTCACTGCCGATCTCCCGCCGCCGAAGCTGCCGAAGATCCCGCGCAAGTCCAACGTCTACTGGGCCATCGAGGGCGGCAAGCTTTCGACCGAGCACCCCCAGCAGCACGACATGTTCCCCGGTCCTCGCGTGATCGACCGGACCCAGCAGTAAGCCTTCAACCAGAGGAAAACAAAGTGGATCAGCTATCCGAAACAGCCGTCAAGGCCATCGCCGATCTCGCCGTTCAGGCGGACTTCGGCATCGATATCATCACCACGCCCACCGATGTGTCCGGCCTTCCCAAGGAAGTGCCCGTCCTCATCGACCCGAAAACCGGCAAGGCTGCCAGCATCAAGCAGCTCGTCGACGAATGGCGCCTGACCCCGGCTCGCAAGTCCGGTACCGCCAAAGTCCTGACGCTCGAGAGCTTCATTGAACTGGTCGAACGGCACAAAACCGAGCATTCCGCCATCTTCGCCGATACCGACTGGACGAAGCCGTCACTGACCGCCGTGATCGACTATCACGCCAAGGTCAACGGCGGCCTGGCCGACAACGGTAAGCATAGGATCCATTATGAATTCCCGCTGTCCGACAGCTGGAAAGCATGGATCGGCATCAACAGTAAGGCGCTCGACCAGACGCAGTTCGCCGAATTCATCGAAGATCATATCGCCGATCTCGCCGCACCCGACGAGATCGAGGAAGAGGACTGGCGGCACAAGTTCTCCTTCCGCGTCGCCCATCCGAACGAGTTGGTCACGCTCTCGCGCGGCCTGCAGGTCGCCTCCGAAATGAAGGTCAAGAACGTCGTCTCGCTTCAGTCAGGCGCGGCGCAGATCAATTTCGAGGAAGAGCACCGGGACGCCAACGGCAACAAGCTCGACGTGCCCGGCATGTTCATCCTGTCGGTCCCGCCCTTCTTCCGCGGTGAGCCGACCCGCATCCCGGTCCGTCTGCGCTACCGGCTGTCGAGCGGCAAGCTCCTCTGGATTTGCCAGCTCTACCGCCCCGACATCCACATCACCGAGCAGGTGGTGCGCGACATGGAACTCGCCGGCGCCGACACCGGCCTGCCTTATTTCCAGGGCTCGCCCGAGATGCAGGCCTGACAAAACCGTCGGGCGGCTTTGACCGCCCGACCTCCCCTTCGCGAGGTCACCAATGTTCAAGGCTGAAAAGTCCGCCCTTCTTTCCGCGCTGGCGCTTGCCGGCAGCATCGTCGAGAAGCGGAACACCATCCCGATTCTGCAGAACGTGCTGATCGAGCGCGAGGAAGAGCGGCTGATCGCCCGCGTGACCAATCTGGATATCGAGGCGAAGAGCTATTTCAAGGCCGTCTCGATCGATCCCGGCTTCGAGCCCTTCACGGTTCCGGCCGCACTGCTGGCCGATATCGTCCGCAAGCTGCCCGACGGCGCCGAGGCCTCGGTCGAGCGCGCCAAGGCCGACCGCTTGGACAGCATCGTCCTGAAATCCGGCCGATCGAGATTCGTCCTGCAGGTTCTGCCTGCCGGTGACTTCCCGGAAATGGTGATGGCGACAGGTGCCGTGCGCGTCTCCATCCCGGCTGATGAGTTGGCACGGGCGATCGGCGATTGCAGTCACGCGATCTCGACCGAGGAGACGCGGATCTATCTCAACGGCATCTATTTCCACCAGGTCGACGGCAGCGAGGATGCGACCTTCGTCGCGACCGATGGTCACCGCCTGGTGAAAAGGCTGACGCAGGCCGATATTTCAGCCGCCTTCCCCGGCGTCATCATCCCCCGCATGGCCGTCCGCGTGCTGCAGAAGATCCTGCCCGACGCCGGCGATATCGACGTGATGGTGACACCGAACCTGATCCGCGTCGTAGGCGGTTCGGCGATCGTCACCTCGAAGCTAATCGACGGCAACTTTCCCGACTATCTCAGGGTCATCCCGGCCGAAAGCACCATGGTCTGCACCCTGCCGGCGAAGCAACTTGGCGAAGCGGTCGACCGTGTGGCGACCGTCGCCGGCGATCGCGGCCGCGGCGTCTCCTTCAACTTCGCCGACCAGCAGCTCCGCCTGAAAGTTTCCAATCCCGACGCCGGCGACGCCGAGGACGAGCTCGCCTTCGAGGGCGAGGCCGCCCTGACGATCGGCTTCAACGCGAAATACGTCGCCGAGGCGCTGGCTCATCTCAACGGCGAAAACATCACCATGTCGCTCGGAGGAGAAGGCGCGCCGGCCGTGCTGCGCTCCACCATCGGCAGCCCCGAAAACCTGATCGTGCTGATGCCGATGCGCATCTGAGGAGGCTTTGATGAAATCTGACCTAGTCGACATTGCCGCCTGCCGGCACGCTGAAACGGAAAGCGCAATCAAGATTTCCGAAACAAACGACGCTTCAAAGGCTGTCTGGATACCGAAATCGCAATGCCAGATCGCAAATGACGGCCATGCGAACTTCGTCACCGTCACAATGCCGGAATGGCTCGCGATCGAGAAAGGCCTCGTTTGATGAAAGAGGCCGTCGACCACCCCGCCCACTATGGCGGCGCCGATAATCCCTATGAGGTCATCAAGGTTCTTGAGAACTGGCTGACCCCCGAAGAGTTTATCGGCGCTCTCAAGTTCAACATCATCAAATATCAGGCGCGCGCCCGGCTGAAAGCCGGTTCGCAGGACTATGAAAAATCCGCCTGGTATTCCGCCTATCTAGCGGATTTTCTGAAAAGGAACCCGGCATGACAAAGATTGACGTTCTCGACCACGGCTTTGTGCGCCTCGTCGACAGCATGGGCAGCGACCTCTCGGTCGTTCGCGCCGCCCGCGTTTCCTATGACGCCGCCTGGCGCGCCGCCGAAAACGAAGGGTCGGACACTCGCCTGATCAATCGCCTCTGGAAGGACAAACACACCAGTCCCTTCGAAGCTGTCGAATTCCAGTTCGAAGTCAAGGCCCCGATCTTCGTCTTCCGCCAGTGGCATCGCCACCGCACCTGGTCGTTCAACGAACTGTCGGCCCGCTATCGCGAGCTGCCGGAAGAATTCTATTTGCCGAACCCCGCTTTAATTGGCTCGCAGTCGACCACCAATAAGCAGGGCCGACAGGACGCCGGTACCGAGATCGAGCAGCGTACCGCTGAAGTGGTCATGCTTGAGCAATCCTGCGTCGACGCTTTCGCGACCTACAAGACCTTGCTTGCCGCCGGCTGGCCGCGAGAGCTGGCACGTTCAGTGCTGCCCGTCAGCACTTACAGCCACATGTTCGCCAAGGTCGATCTTCGCAACCTGCTCGGCTTCCTCGACCTCCGCGACCATTCGCACGCTCAGCACGAGATCCGCGTCTACGCCGAGGCGATGCGAACGCTTGCCTATGAGGTTGTCCCGGTTTGCATGGCAGCATGGGAGAACGGCCGATGAGCGTCGCCCTCAGCTTCCAATTGCGCGTGCACAAGTGGATGCTCGCCTGCTTCGGCGCCGAAGTCACCGCCGATATCCCCGAACGGTCCCACCGATTCCTCGAGGAGGCATTGGAGCTTACCCAGTCGATCGGCTGCACGCGCAAGGAAGCGCACCAGCTCGTCGATTACGTCTTCGACAGGCCAGCCGGCAATCCTGCGCAGGAAGTCGGCGGCGTGATGTTGACGCTTGCCGCTCTTTGCGACCCGGCCGGGCTCGACATGAGGGTCGATAGCGAAAAAGAACTGATCCGCGTCAATCAGCCCGATGTCATCGCCAAGATCCGCCTGAAGCAGCAGACGAAGCCTCATCGCTCGCCTCTGCCCGGGACAGGCGAAGGCGCTGAAACCCCATTGCCCACGTCACAACTGACAGATTGGGAAGCCGGTGAAGTCGCGAAGATCGAAGCGCGGTTTGCTGAAATCAACGCCGTGCTTGGCGATGGACCGCGAGAGGACTGGATGCGCCCCCTTGAGGAGGAGTTTGCATTTCTCCGAGGACGGCTTTCGATCCTCCGGACAGAAACTCTTCAGCGCCATGTGGAAGTGCATCCGGACAATCTAGCGGTTGATCGGTTCGCATCCGCCATGAAAGCTAAGTTGGCTCAGAAGCGTGACGAAGGTCGTAACGGCTGGGACGATAAAGACGACTGCTCTCAGCTTTTCCTGTCAACGCTCCTCCGGGAGCACGTCGAGAAGGGGGAACCTCTCGATGTCGGCAACTTCGCAATGATGCTTCATCAACGAGGGGAGCGGATCGCATCCCTCCTCGAAACACTTGAGGGAGAATAGGCGATGACCGTCTATTCCGAACCTCTCGCCCTGCTACCAATCCTCGCCCTGTCCGTCCGCCAGCCATGGGCGCACGCGATCGTCAAGGGCTGGAAGGATATCGAGAACCGCAAGTGGAATACCAGCCAGCGCGGCCTGGTCTGCATCCACGCCAGCGCCTTCATTCGCAGCAACTTCGATAGCGATCTCGACGACTATAGCGACGTCGTCAGCGAGCGCATCATTCCCGGCGAACATCAGGCTCCATCCACCTTGATGGCAAAGGATCTTGCATTCGGCGCCATCATCGGCGTCGCCCGCATCGTCGACGTGACCATGCGCCATTCGAGCCCGTGGTTCTTTGGTAAGTACGGTTTCGTGCTGACGGATCAGCAGATCCTTGCCGAGCCGATCCCGGTCAAGGGCGCCCTCGGCTTCTTCGATTGGCGCCCACGCGAGATCGTCGCCCCGGAACCGCCGGCGCGCCCGATTGCGGCGCAAGGGAGCCTCTTCTGATGTCTCGGCCGCTCGCCAACAAAGCCGAAACAAAGGCCGACCCTTTCGCGGACGAAATAGCAATGCGCCTCGCCATGCGACGTCTCGTGACCATCCAGCCGAAGGACCCGAAGACGATGACGATGGCGGAGATCCTTGCGGCCATAGATCGCCTTGCCGCGCAAGCCGGGAGACTTGCCCATGGCTGAAACGACCAAGATCGAATGGAGCGACAGCACCTTCAATCCCTGGACAGGCTGCACGAAGGTCAGCCCGGCCTGCGACAACTGCTACGCCGAGGCCTGGGCGAAGCGCTCCGGCATGGTCAAGTGGGGCAACCATCCGCGCCGACGCACGTCCCTTGCGAACTGGCGCGAGCCGCTGAAGTGGCAGCGCGCGGCAGATGCCTTCTTCGCCATCCACCGTCGACGCCGGCGCGTCTTCTGCGCCTCGCTGGCAGACGTTTTCGACAACCAGGTCGACCCCGCCTGGCGCAAGGATCTGTTCGATCTGATCCGCGCCACCCCCGATCTCGAATGGCTGCTGCTGACCAAGCGTCCGCAGAACATCATCAAGCTCTCCGAAGAGGCTGGCGGCCTGCCGGCCAATGCCGCGCTCGGCACAACGATGGAAGACCAGCGACGGGCGGATCTCAATCTCCCGCATCTGCTGATAGCCGCAGCCCGCCTGCAGCCGATCTACACCTTCGGCTCATTCGAGCCGATGCTTGGCCCGATCGACGTCCGCTGGGCTTTGTCGCGGAACAAGCTCGACATCGCCGCCGGCATTCTGCAGCGCGGCCACTTCGCACCGGGCCTCGAAACCATTCGCGGCCTGGAATGGGCCATAGCGGGCGGAGAAAGCGGATGGAACGCCCGGCCGGCGCATCCGGACTGGTTACGCTCCCTTCGCGACCAGTGCGCCGCTGTGGCCGTTCCTTTCCTGTTTAAACAGTGGGGGCAATGGAAGCCGGCCCTCGATCGCGACGTCGACGACCCGGACTGGCGCGCGGACTATAGCCGCAAGTTCGCCGATCGCGATGGCCACCAGTGGATCAACCTCGCCGGCGGCCGCGGCTTCCACGGCCAACGCTTCCACGTCATGCGCAGGATGAACAAGAACCTTGCCGGCAACGAACTCGACGGCCGCCAGCATCTGGAGTTCCCCGTCGCCAACGACAACCATCCAGAATTGCGACAGGCGGCGCTCGCCCTATGACCACTGAAGCATATGTCGATAAGCTGATTTCGATGAGCCGGTGCCCGGTCTGTGGTTCCGATATCGCAGCCGAAAAGGCAGCGCCGAAGGGATCGACCTTCCCGCTTGCTGACGTGAGGTTCACCTGTGGCGCGCGCTTCTGGGCGGACGGCCGCAGCATCATCTCTTCCTCTCCATGCCGCTCTGGCTCACTGCTGGCGGCCAAACTCATGACCATCGAAGCCGAAGGAAAGCACACGCTGTCCGCAGCCGAGACGACTTCCAGGAGAACAAAGTGACCGCAACAAACGAATCGCACTTCTCCACCCCGTTTCTGTTGTTCGCGCAATATGGTGGCAAAGCGATCATCCCGGTCGAGGATGTGTGTCGCGACTATTTCAATCACCTGACGCCGGAAAAATTCCTGCGAAAGGTTGGCACTGGCGAGATTGCCATTCCCGTCGTCCGGGCAGAGACGTCGCAGAAATGCCAGAAGGGCATCTATCTGCAGGACCTTGCCGAGTATCTGGATCAGCGGCGGGAAGCCGCACTGAAGGAATTCCGACAGTTGCATCGGTAGAAAAGGCAACACTCCTCTTCTCCCTTAAGTAGAATCATGTTTTTCTGCGTCAGAATTTGAGGAGCATTCCACGTGACGGCAGAAATAGCTGTAATAAACAAATCGGCAATCGCGCTCGCAGCCGACAGTAAAGTAACGCTGTCTATCGAAGGGCGTCAAAAAACCTACGACACCGTAAACAAGCTGTTTTCGCTTTCCAAAACTGAGCCTGTTGGAGCCATGATTTACGGCAATGCCGAATTCATGGGCTTTCCGTGGGAGACAGTCCTCAAGGAATATCGTCGGCGAAACCCACGAAAAAAATCCGATACCATATTTGAATGGGCGGACGATCTGCTGTCGTTTCTCACGACGTTCTTTAACTTTCCGCCAGCTGACGGCATCGACTTGGCGAGACGACTGGCACAGAGCGCATTGGCGGAGGTTGTCAGCCGGTATTTTGAATTCACACGCGCCAACCTCAGCCCTGAAGACACGGTCGAGCAGTTGAGGGCTGAGATCGCTCTTCATATCGGCGATCTTGAAAGCTGCGCCGACTTCCTGACCGAACAAGAGTGGCTAGGACTTGGCGATGACTACCACAGCGCCGTTGATCAGATTGCAAGTTCTGGCCTGGGCCAGCAACACGCGGTATTAATTCCCGATCTTCGGCAGCTTGCCATTCTCGCGGTCCGCAAAAGCCGACCATCGCCCTTGCACACCGGCCTTGTCGTCGCTGGGTTTGGCGAGAAGGAGCTTCTGCCGTCACTCATTTGCTTCGAGATCGACGGGATAATCGGCGACCGCTTGAAACGTGTCGAGGCGGGCCGGATCGATGTAACGCGAAAGAACACGGGAGCCATTGTTCCCTTCGCCCAGACGGACATGGTGCACCGCTTCATGGAAGGCATCGATCCGGATTACGCTGTCCAACTGCAAGATAATATTCATGCCTTGTTGTTAAAAAATGCTGTGGACGTCGCGACCGCTTTTGCAACAGATCAGCAGCAGTTGGACGCGATGTTGCCTGCGCTAGAAACGGCCACCAACGCGGCTTTTGAAGCGTTTTGGGACGCAGACATAATGACGCGCAAGGAACGTTTTGCTCAACCAATCATTGACATGGCGATGAGCCTGCCAAAAGATGAACTCGCAAACCTCGCTGAGAGTCTCGTGAGCTTGACGTCTCTGCAGCGGCGGGTTTCACGCGAGATCGAGACTGTAGGAGGAGCTATTGATGTCGCAGTCATTTCCAAAGGTGACGGCTTTGTATGGGTGAAGCGTAAGCACTACTTTAACCCGGACAGAAACTTGCGGTTTGTAAACGGATACTTTTCGGAGTATGCAGCCGCAAATTCGGATGGAGACCAAGATGGCAACACTTAACCAACGAGAATCCGCAACCGGCCGCCGGCGGCCGTCAGATTCCAAGCTGCCGTTGATTGTACAGAAGCAGCAGCGGGAAGAGACGACGCGGACCGTCGTCGCCAAAGCTTCGAAGGTGTTCTCTGAAACGCTTCAACGCGAACTAGAAAAAGCCGGACAAGTTCGGTAATCGCGCGATAGTAAAACCCCGCTAAGCGGGGTTTTATTTTACCTGCCATGCGCCGGGGAGCCACTTCCAACCCGCATACTTATCCCCAACTTGTCGAATGTGGGTGTACCGTTTGAGGCTCGTCCACGACCGATGCGCCGATACCGTCGAGACCCGGGGAATGTCCCAGCCTAGTTCGAAGAGCCGCGATATTCCGTCGTGCCGCAAATCGTGGAAATGAAGATCCTCGATCCCCAGCATCTTGCAGCCGTCGGTGAAATTCCTCGAGATGGTACCGGGATTGTATGGGAAGATCTCGGCCGCCGTCTTCGGCATGCTCTCGATGATCGCCCGCGCTTCCGGCAGTAGCGCACACCAAACGTCATTCCCAACCTTTTGCCCCGGGTGTTTCATGTTTCGAACCAGATAGCGGTCGTGCTCCGGCTCGTAGTCATCCCAGCGGATGACTGTAATCTCCTCCTGTCGACGGGCTGAGAAGATCGCAAACAGGATCATCTTGCCCATCGGCGATGATTGCGGCGCGCGGAGATTCCTCTCGGCGAAGAAGTCCAGCAACTTATCCAGTTCTGCGAGCGTCGGCCGGCGATCGCGCTCCTGGCTCCGGCTGACGATACCGAGCCGGCTCGTCACTGTGACGGCATCCTCAAACGCCTGCTTGTCAAGCGGATATCCCCACATCGGCCGAGCGATGGCGAAAACCGATCCAAGGTGCGACATATAGTTGCCGACTGTTTGTGGCTGGCGCACCAGGATCTTCTTGTCGGCCTCGAAGACATCCTCCTCGCCTTCAGGAAGCCAACCGTCCTTCATATCCGTGGCGAAACCGCTGATATCAGGACTAGCGATCGTGCTGCTGCGCTTCGCGGCGATCGGGTGTTTCTTGATCAGTCGCAAGCATTGGGCTTTTGTCTTTCCCATCGCCTTCAGCGACGTGCTGATATATTGGTCGATCACATCCGCAAGGATGGGATCCTCGGCCTTCAGCCTTTCCAACGCGCCCGGCTCGGCAAGCTCTGTCTCCCGCTTTTTAAGCCATGCTTTCGCGGCCGTCTTGCGGTCGAATGTTTGAGCCTCAGTGTGCACGACCTCGCCTTTTTGCTTTAGTCGGATCTGTGCGGTATATGCTTTAGAACCATTCTTGCGCGTTCGCTCTGATATGGTACCCAT